AGTTCGATTCTCTCATCCCCTGCTATTTTTTCAAGGAGAAGAAACACTGCAAACCCGCATAAACACTGAATGAAAGGAGATTTTTTGAACATCGTCTTTTTGCAAGAAAATAAAGAGGTAATCAAGAAAGTAATCATAGAAGTTTAGCAAACGCCGTAAGGGCGTTATTTTTTTACTTTAAAATGGCGGATAACTGTCTAATTTATGGCGGTTAATCCGTCTTTTTTTATGCCAAAATATAATCAGAAAGAGAGGTAGTGCGAATGTTTTCAGATGAAGTTAGAGAAAAGATTTTAAGCAAAGAAGAATTACAGAAACTTGATTTAGTGACATTATCTCTTGTTATCCACGCAATTGAAGAGGTTTTAGAGGAGGCAGACAATGAACAATCCTTATCAAGTGCCTATGATGAATAATTCTTATATGCAATCTCAAAATCCATATATGGATAGAATGAACTTTTTACAAAATTATCAGCAGAGCTTACAACAGCCAGTGGCAGGGACACAAATGTCCTTAGCAAATCAACAGGCTATGCCACAGCAGATAGCAGGCATTAATGGAAGAATAGTGCAGGCGGTTGAAAATATTAATGCTAACGAGGTCCCTATGGATGGCTCAATGGCATTCTTTCCGAAACAGGATATGTCGGAAATCTATGTTAAAGGTTGGAACGCTAACGGAACTATCAACACGATTGTGTATAAGCCTTATACAACCCCTAAAGATAATCAGACAGTAAATTCTATGGCTAATACAGAGAACGCTAAATTTACCCTATCAGACGAAAGCACACAGCTATTTCTGAATAAGTTTGAAGAGTTATCAGAGAAGATAGGGCAGTTAGAAGATAGATTTGATAAATCTTTAGGAACGCAAAGAAAAACTTCACGAACACAGAGCAAGGGCGGTGATGAAGAATGAATCCAATTAACATTTTTCAAATGATGAGAGGTGGTCCTCAACAATTTTTGCAGCAGATAGCGAACAATAATCAGCTTATGAGCAACCCAATGATGAAAAATACGATACAAATGGCGCAGCAAGGCAATATGCAAGGCATTGAACAAATGGCTAGAAATTTATGTAAGGAAAAAGGATTAAATGCAGATGATGTATTTAATCAGATAAAAAGCAGATTTAATAATTAATAGCATATTAGATGTCTTTGCAAATTACCTGGGTGACATCTTTATGAATAAATTAATGGAGGTAACTAATATGTTTAATTCAAATTGTGCCAGTGTGCCACTTGTTGCAAATATTGATGGCAACAGTAATAACAATGGCTGGGGAGATGGCGGATGGCTTTGGTTCATTGTTGTAATCTTTGCAATATTTGGTGGCTGGGGCGGTGGCTTTGGCGGATTTGGCGGTAATGGTGGAGCATTACAGGGATATGCGACACAGGCTGACATTCAGAGAGGCTTCGATAATTCAGCGGTTATCAGCAAGTTAGATGGCATTTCCAACGGACTTTGCGACGGCTTTTATGCTATGAACAACAGTATGCTCACAGGCTTTAATGGCATAAATACAAACATTATGCAGACAGGCTACGGCATCCAGCAGGCTATTAACGCTGATACAGTCGCTAATATGCAGAATACCAATGCTTTACAGTCACAGCTTGCTAACTGTTGCTGTGAGACAAGAGAAGCTATTCAGGGTGTAAACTACAATATGGCAACTAACACCTGTGCTTTGCAGAACACAATGAATAATAATACAAGAGATATTATCGACAGCCAGAACGCAGGAACAAGAGCTATCCTTGATTTCCTGACTAACGACAAGATTGCAACATTACAGGCAGAGAATAATGATTTACGCAGAGCTGCTTCGCAGGATAGACAGAATGCACTTCTGACTACCACAATGGCAGCACAGACAAATCAGATAATCGACGCTGTAAGACCTACACCGGTTCCATCATTCCCAGCAAGCAACCTTTACGGATATGCTTACGGATGTGGATGCAATACAGGTTGTGGTTGCTAAACAACTGAATAATCAAGTATCTTAATCAAATTTGCTCGGTTTAATTCTTGGTTTAACTCGGTTTAATTCAATTTAACTTGATTTAACTCAATTTAATCGAGTTAAGTATCGAGTTTAACTTGAAAGAAAACTCGAAAGATTATGTCTGCTAAGCAGTATTACTTATAATCAAAGGGCAGGCTATAATGTTTGCCCTTATTTTAATTATCTGGAGGTTTCTAAAGTGGAAGAATTAAAAAATAAGTTTATAGAAGCAATTAAAAGCATAGATTTTAATAAGCTTAATATCTATGAGCTAAAAACTGTATCAGAAATTTCTGATACAGTAGATAAGATGGCAAAGAAAGATTATACAGAATTGCTTAAAGAGTCTATGGTTTCAATGGGAGTAAAAACTTCAAAAGAAGAGAAACCTAAAACAATAGGAGAAATGAAATAAGGAGGTTTTTATTATGGCTGAATTTTCAAATGTTGCAACACAGACAGTTGCGGTAAATGGAAATGTATTATTTACAGATGCACCAACATCTGTATGTAACAAAGGATATATTTCGCACAGAACAGGAAGCGGATTAATCAACCTCAAAGGTGCTACTAACACTTGCAAGGCAAAGTACAGAGTAGAATTTAATGGAAATATTGCAGTACCGGCAGGTGCTACAGCAGGTCCTATATCCCTTGCGATTGCGATAGAGGGCGAACCAGATTTATCAACACTTGCAATTTCAACACCGGCGGCGGCAGAAGCATTTAACAATGTTTCTATGGCTACAGATGTATGGCTTCCTTGTGGTTGCTGTCAGGCAATCTCTGTTAAGAATACATCTACACAGGCTATCAGTGTTGCTAATGCAAATATCACGATCAACAGAATAGGTTAAGAAAGTGAGGTAAACAACTATGCATATTGAAAGAATACACAAAATGGTTGAGTGCCTTACCGAAAAGACACTATCTGAACTTGATAAGGGCATTGAAAATGTAAATGTTGAGGAAATGTCAGAAGCTGTGGATATGATTAAGGACTTATGTGAAGCAGAGTATAAGGCTGTTATCGTTAAGTCTATGAAGAAAGCTGATGAAGAGGAAGAAGAATACAACAAGGAGCTACTTAGAGCCTTAAAAGACGAATACGGAGAAGAGGGTGGCAGAAGATACTATGATGAATACAGATACAAGACTACCGGTAGATTTGCTCCTAAAGGCAAGGGCAGTTATGTAGGCAGAAGAGGATACGAAGAACCACCTTATTACCATATGTACCCAGAGCGTGATATGGATAGAGAGTATGGCAGAATGTACTATACAGAGCCTACAGCTACACATACACCCGAAAGTGGCTACGACAGGGCAAAGAGAATGTACACAGAGACTAAAGAAATGCACAAAGCTAATACGCCAGAGGATAAGGAGCATAAGATGAAGTCACTTGACAGCTACACTAAGGAACTCGCAAGCGACATTACAGGTATGGTTGCCGATATGTCAGCAGAAGAGAAAAATTTACTTAGAACAAAGTTAAGCACTCTTGTATCTAAGATTTGATTTTAAAGGCTATGAGTAGCAATATTCATAGCCTGTTTTATTTAAAAAGGGGGCATACAGATGATTTTTACAATCAATGGTACAATTTGGCACATACAATATAAAAATTCAAATTCAAGCGAATTAAGGCGGTCGGACAATACAATCAGCTTAGGTGCAACTGACAGAAACGCGCATACGATATATCTGTCAGACAAACTACAGGGATTTATGCAACGCAAAGTTCTGATACACGAAATCTGCCACGCTGTCTGTATGTCTTATGATATTTATTTGCCGATTGAAACAGAAGAAATATTGTGTGATTTTGTGGCAACATATGGAGATGAAGTATTTGACATTGTTGATATGGTTTTAGGAGCAGTTAGGAGAGTGGGATGATGAGTATTGATGAGCTGTTAAAGATAATTCAAAAGACTAATCCGACTATGACAAAGGAAATATTAATATATGAACTTAGTCAATGCCGGTATTCAAGTAAGGCATTGATTTATACAGAAAGTTGTTGTGTTGACAATAATATTTAAAAATGCTATTATCTAATAGATGTAAACAATTGATAATTAATATATCATTTTACCTTAATAGAACCATAGTGGAAAGTTGCATTGATACATTTTTGTATAGGTGCAACTTATTTTATTTTAGAGGTTTTATTATGAGAGTTGTAAGATTAAAAATGTATCAAGAAATGGCTAGATTCAATAATCCATCAGCGCCAAAAGGTGCGGATTGCTACCCTTTGCCACCATTTAGTACAGTTAATGGGTTTATTCATTCAATGTGTCAATGGAAAATGTATCATAAATTAGATTATTTTGTTACTGGCAAAGGAATTTATAATACTAAGGTGCAAAAAGAATGGCACGGTGGCTATAATTTCAACAAAATTAGCGATGAAATGCTTAATCGTTGGGATATTATAACAGATCATGCAGACGGAAGCCACACCGGCTGGGTTAGTACAGTTAAATATCATCTAATGCTAGTTGATTTATATACAACTATATACATCAAAGCTGATGATAGTGACATAGATGATATATACCGTGCGTTACTAAACCCACCAGTATATCCATCATTAGGTGAGTATGGTGATTTATGTAAGATTGAAGCAGTGGATATTGTAGAACTTAAGGAGCTTGACAAATCCATATCAGCTCCACTTGCTATGCAATCTTATATTCCTGTTAATAAAGGCAATTTTGCGGGAACTATCTATAGAATTAATAACAAATACGAAATCATTAAGGGTCTTAGGCGATTCCAGAAAGTTTCTTGTTATTTAGTGGATAAAGGACAAGAAGTTGTGAGCAATCTTTTTGATGATGATAAGCCAATTATTTTTATAAACTAATTTAAAACCCACGGAATATAGGTAAAATTTTTCTTTACCCCCGTGGGTTGACTTTTTGTATTCACAATTTCAATTTTAAAAAATCTCAAAATTTGGTTCAGATTTCGTTCAAATTATATTTTAAAAATTGAAAAAATTTTCCCACAAAATTATAATGCGCCGTTTCAAATACCCCCGTCATATGCAATTTTGGAATCTAAAAATCGGTTACACAGAATTTCAATTTTTGCTCCTGATTTCGTTCAGATTCGCTCTTAAAAATTGATGAAAAACTTTAATAGATTAAAGCACATTATATAAACTTGACCGGATGCGGTTCGTGCTTGTTTTGACTTTGTGGCTTTGTGATTTGCCCTGTACGGCGGTTTTATTGTGTCGGTGTAGACTTATAAGCCTACAGAACAAAACAGCCTTAAAACGCTTTTAAATGTATTGTATAAAATGGGTATAATATGCCCTTGAAAGTTGTGGAAGCTGTTGCTAGATCTGGAAGATATACCAGAACACACGCCGCCCCAACTGGGTACACTTGTACACCTAAAAGTGCAAAAGCCCTATATATAAGCATAGCATTATTATATTAATTTTTCAAGGTACGCAAAGAAAAGCATATAAATATGCTAATGCATCCGCAGGAATTAAACCCATACAAGCCACCAGATAACGCCAAAAAGGGCGCAGATTGTACGCCCTTATTCAATATATTTTTTGTAATGTTCTGGAAAGTTGAAAATCCTTTCTCTTCCTATGTTCTTTGGTTTAGACAAAAACCTTTCTAATCTTGTTGAGCTGCTATTGACATCTAAATCTAAATCATTGTAACACTGTTCGCACTCTAAACGCACTATCCAATTAAATGAGCCACTATCATATTGATATAACATAGCTTTAGCCTTTGGATAGGCTTTTAGATAATTTTCGATAGATTGAAATTGTAAAGCAGTTTCTTCAAGTTTCGAATATCCGTCAATTTTTAGCCAGTGTACATACTTCACGGTACCACCTCCATATATTTATTATTTGCCATTTGGCAAAAACCGCCGCAGGGCGTTGGACCCCGCCGACCGCCTGAACGGATGACGGAAAGAATTAATATTTTTCTGGGCTCGTTACTTTGTCAAAACCAAAATAAAAATATGCATTGCTTGCCCTGTTTGCCTTGTCCGCTGTAGCCTTGTCAATTTCGCAATATCCTATTACCTCGTGATTCCTCCATATAGCATACTTTTTCAATGGTTTCGTGTCGTCAACTATAAGAAAATGTCTATTTTCAAAAAATAATGTTGTACCATATCCAGGCAAGAAAGCACTTTTGACTGTTTTGTCTATTATTTCCTTTTTGGTGTAATCAACGATATAATTTGTTTTGTAGTCGTTCGGTATTTTTTCCCATTCTTCCCTTGTTAAAATGTGCAAAACGCTTTTGTTTTCGTCTGATAACTGTATTTTTTTCATATAAATACCACCTTTCAATTTTATTATCCTCTTATGAGGTAAAAGCAAGCCGGGGAATCGAACCCCGGAAGTGCCAGCCTTGCTAATTATTTGCTTGCTAAAATCTCCCTTGCTAATAAATCCCAATAAAGACCATCGCCACGCTTATCAAGCCATTTTTCAGCTTCTTCTATGCTTTCGTCTAACCATTCAGCCATAAGCTGTATAATATCGTAATAGCTATAATCAACGCCAACGCCTAAACCTCTAAGCCATTCTATACAAGCGTTACGCTCTCCAAGTCTTGCAACTGCCCATCCGTACTCGTTTACAAACTTATCCTTGATGTCCTTAATTGTGTTAAGCTCTTCACTCTGTGCAACTTCTGTTAAATAATTTCTAACTGCTGCCTTAACTTCCTTACTGTTTGTTCTTCTCATAATCTTGTACCATTTCGCCGATTGTGATACAATCGGCTTACCTTTCTTTTTTTGATTGGTGGCGGTTCGTTTCCTTGGTCGGGGCAACCGCCTTTTTTATTTGCAAGATTATAATATCACTTTAAAAAGAAATATGCAAGCCTTTTTGTAACTTTTTTAAGAAATATTTTTATTGACTTTTAGAACCTACTATATTATTATAAAAAATAAATAAAACAATATAGAAAGGAGCTATCACAATGCTTAAATATCGCTTTAATGTCGGGGATGCTCTGGAGCGTGCCGGATTTAACACATACAAAGCCAAAACAAGCGGATTATTGAGCCAAGACACACTAAAAAAGATAAAGAACGAGGACACAAATATAAATGCTAAGAGTATAAATAATCTTTGCTTGATTTTAGATATGCAGCCGAAAGACCTCTTTATATATGAAGAGACAGAGGAAGAAAGAGAACTAAAAAAGAAATTATAAAATATTTTAAAATATCACTTGCAAAAGTGACAAAGAAATGCTATTATAATTATACAAATTAAGAAAGGTTAGCGGAAACGCTGAAAGGTAGAAAATATGAGATTATTTTTAGCAATCAAAAAAGACGAGCGGAATAAAGAGTATATAAGTGCAGTCATTAATTCCAGAACATTCCCAAGCACATATGCAGCGGATAACAGAGGCGTGCGAATCGTGGAATTACCAGAGATTAAAGAGGGCGAAGATGTTTTGAATTGTCATATATGTTTATAAGAAAGGGTAAAAGGTGGAAAGAATGAAAACAATCGAATTATTAAACAAAGTTGTTGGACTTGGATTTGACAGAGAAAAGGCACTTGCAGACATAGACGCAACCCTTGACGAAATAATCGGAGCAGAAAACAGAAAGCCAATCGCAGAAGAGGAAATAAGCGAAGAGCTAGCAAATGATATTTTGTTTGGTTTTGAATGTGAAAAGGAAAACAATTAAGAAAGGTTAAAAGGTGGACGATATGAGAGAATGTAATATTAGATTTGACAAAAATGGAAAAGTAAAAAGTGAGGATATCAAGAATTTAGAAAAATTTTTTAGTGAGGAGAACTTAGAAAAGTTTGAATCTGACGAAGTCTTCGCAGTAGAAGCGACGGAGCATATAGGAAACGGCGAATATAAAGCCGTGGGTTACGATTTTTATATTGGCAGCGACACACAAGCCAGAATGGGTTCAGATTGGAGATTTGGGCATATTGCTTTTTGCAATTACTGGTGTCTTGTTAAAAATGACAAGACTGTAGATTTCGAAAAAGCTCTTGAAAGAGCTAAAAAAATTGTCTTGACAAATAATTAGTAATTGTATATTATATTTTTGTCGGATGATAAACAATAACATTTGATGTATTGAAACATGTTTTCTGACGTGTTCAATGATTAACCGTAACGCAGTGGCGTATATTAAAGAGGGCTTCGGCTCTCTTTTTTATTTGACTTATATATATATCTATGCTATATTATTCTAATAATTAAATAACAGTTATACACCCGATAATTATATAATAGTTATCGGGTTATTTTTATGTTATTAGTATATATCAATAATAAGCTGGATAAGCTCCGGCGGAAAGGGGAATGAATGGAGAAAGTACAGGAAACAGCAGAAACGCCCGAAGTATTCCAGAATGACATAGAGCTGTATTTATCGCAGTTCTGCGAAGAACACAACATCGAAGATATGACCAAAGAGCCACAGAGCCGCTGGAACGCTGCCCTAATGTATATAAATAAATACGTTTTTGGTGATAAAAGTATATTAAAATTAAATAAGAATATTAATAAAAATAATACTAATTGTATCATGAATAGTAATTTTTATATGTATGATTTAGATAAATTAGAGTATATATTATATATATATTATTATTTATGTTCTGTATATGATAAAGAATGTAGTATAATGGGATATAGCTTATTAACTGGTATTAATTACGATACATTAATGGACTGGGGAGCAGATGAAAGGAAACTAAGTACAAAAGGCTTCGACATCGTGCAAAAACTGCGCATTTTTCGTGAAGAGAGTTTGTCAAACAAGCTCGCAACCGGCAATAAAAACCCTGTTGGAATCCTTGCAATACTTAACCGACATTATGCGTGGAATCTTCCAGGCGTGAGCAGAGAAAGCACCACGAAAGTCATTAAGACAGCCGCAGACCTTCCGCAGCTTGGCACATCCAGAAACGCTCAAGGCTCTAATGTTCGTCAAATTGCACAACAAGAAAACATTGTGCAAGATGTACAAGAAATCCCACAAAGCCAGTAAACAAGCGAATTGTAGCCGTTTGCCTCACGATAACATGATTTCGCTAAAGTTGAGTTTAGCGAAGTGATAAAACAGAACATTTGAGCGGCAAAAACACGACAAAACCAGTAAACAAGCGGATTGACAGCGATTGTATGATAATTATTCATTGCGAAATGGCTCCGCTCTGGCTGATTTCATTGTGCAAAATGTATAGCGCATGGCGTGGGGGTTATATATCCAGACGCTGACCGCCCAACTAAGTCGCTCAAATATTCTCAAAAATAAAAAGGCTTATTATATATATTTATATATACATAACCAACCAATAATAATTTATTAAACTATATACAATAACCATTATATTTATTAATATATAGCTTTGATAATAACTCACATAATATAATCAATAAATCTACTGTACAAATCCTATAGATAGGTGTATAATAAACACAGTTAATTTAATTCTAATGATTTTACAAACACACATCAGATACCGATTACTCAATCGGGCTATTTCCAAAAATTTTTAAAATATAAAAAAGGGGTTAGAAATGCAGGGCAATGAATACCAAAAATTGGCTATGCGTACTAACGATAAAAAGTCTACAGATAGGCTTGAGAAAAAGATTGATGATTTAAAGATAGGCAATCGTGGTGAAGATACACCAAGAATTGAGCTAGGTGGTGTTATCAATGCTGCATTAGGTTTATCTGGTGAAGTTGGAGAGCTTAACGATATGCTTAAGAAATGGGTTTTTCACGAAAAGCAGTTAGATATTGAACATTTAAAGCGTGAAATCAGCGATGTATGTTGGTATTTGGCTTTAATGTGCGATTCATTTGAGTTTAATCTTGATGAAATTATGCAGATTAATATTGACAAACTGAAAGTCAGATATCCACAAGGCTTTGATACCTACAAAGCTAATCATAGACAGGCAGGTGATGTTTAATGGGAAATGCTGAAAATAATGGATTTTGCGTTAATTGTATAAACAAATCATTACTATTTAGCGTAGAACCGTGTAAAAGCTGCATTAATAACGGCGGTAAGGGATATAACTTTACTCCACTCAAAGATGTTGCACCTAGCGTCAATGAAAAGCCAGTAAATGACAATGTTAATCATCCGAGCCATTACGCAACCGGTAAATATGAGTGCATAGATGTTATGCTTGAGATATTCGGTATCGAAGCTGTAAAAACATTCTGTTTGCTCAATGCTTTTAAGTACAATTACCGAAGTGGTAGAAAGAATGGCTTAGAGGATATTAAAAAAGCTAAGTGGTACATTGACAAATACATAGAATTGTCAGAATAGTCGTGTCAGTCAATGAAAGTATAATGGTTGCAAAGGATAGTACACTGCGACTTGTGGCAAATGCATACTGGGAATAGCCACTATTGCCCTTTAGTATAATGGCTAATACACAGGGTTTTGATTCCTGTTATATGGGTTCGATTCCCATAAGGGTAGTTTATTTTTCTTTTTATTTGTTTGGCTGTTCATTATTGTGTTTTTGCATTTTACACAGAACAGTCCTCCTTTCATGTACCTCTTTGGATTTTGTTCAGTTAAAAGCGGTGCAAGACCGCTTGAGAGGGTTCGGCATGTATATACATAGCCATGTGAAAATCAACTTATCAAGAAGCACTTCTTATCAAAACACCCCTAATATTTTATTGTTTCTGTTCTTGCTTCTTGATAGCCGTTACAGGCGGTATTTGCAGATATGGTGTAATGGTATCACAAGAGATTGCTAATCTCTCTAACGAACAAAATCGTTATGCAGGTCCGATTCCTGCTATCTGCGCTAAAATCCTTTTTCAAGTCTGCGTGCGTAAGCTGGTAGCAGACTAATACTAGTTAGAATAGGGTTTTGGTTCTGACAACATAGTGTGAGATAGGTTCAATTCCTATTACAGTCGGTGTACCCTTGGAGATGTGGTTCTTCGAGGTGTGAGGTTCGATTCCTTAACTGGGTGGTGAGTATGGTGCAAGTCCATATGTCAGATTAACAGCAAACTAGGTTAGCTACCGAAAAGCACTTCCGCTGTGCCTGTTTGTTGTTTTTATTAATCAAGCGGAGTATGTATCACAGGCATACATAAATAATATCAAGCGGAGGTATTCAATTATGGCAACAATTAGAGTACATAAAACAAAAAATTACACAGTTATGAGTAACACTCATTTAAGAGATAAGAATTTAAGCTTGAAAGCAAAAGGGCTATTGTCTGTAATGCTTTCATTGCCCGATAATTGGGATTATTCAATAGCTGGGTTAGTTGCAATAAGCAAAGAGAATGAAACAGCCGTTAAATCGGCTTTAAATGAATTAAAAGATAATAATTATGTTGTGGTCACTAAAGAGAACCCAACAAAAAGCAATGGTGGAAGAATAAAGTACACTTACGAGGTTTACGAAGAACCACATAAACAGAAAGTAGAAAAACAAGATATAGAAAATCTAGGGGTTGAATGCCAACAGGTAGAAAACCACGGACAATTAAATACTAATGAATTAAGTACTGATGAATTAAATATTAATATACAAAATACTAATGAATTAAATACTAAAAGTAATTCTCTTAACAGAGAACAATGTAATTCTTTTTTACCCAAAGATAAAAAAGTGAAAGAGTTTAAGCCGATAAGCGAATACTCTCAAAGTGATTGGGAAGTTGCCGAGGAAAGAATGATAAGTAGAGCTGGCAAGATAGCTTATGATTGGACTAATGATAAAACGCTCAAAGAAAATGTAGAAGCATTCTTTAAATACTTTTTAGATAAACACGGAGAATGTACTGGAGAATATCACTACCCATTAACAGATAAGGTTTTATCAAGAGTGGTAGATAATTTAACAAAAGAAACCGACATAGAGCGTGACGGATATACAGACACCTATTATGCGGCTATAAGTGATATGGACGATAATACAGACTACAAGATGTTAGTTGATGAATATTTCAATACAAAGTTTTCGGCAAAATGCGATTACAGCTTAGTTCATTTTTCTTCTGAAAAGGTTTTGATTAACATTATGAACCACACTTGTAAGAGCAGTTGGTGCGAAAGTAAGGAATTGTAGGAGGTATTCATTATGAGTTCATATAAAGATTTACAGACCAAGATTTTTGAAAGGGATAATTATACTTGCAGATATTGCGGAAAGAACAGCAGAGAACGCCGGGCGTTGGTAATGGCACATATAAGAACAGCTTCAATGTGCGGTGACGATAGAGAAAGTAATTTAATTACATTGTGCAGACATTGTTACAATCACATTTCTAACAATGAGATTAGGGTAAAATTTGAAACAAAAGAAAATGCTGATTATTTTTGGGGATTATACCACGAAAAAGTCAAAGGATATTGTTATTATACAAACTACATCAAAAAGGTATTTACTGAAAATGGTGTGCTTATGACAAGACCGCAGATTGATAAATATGTCAGTATATTTGTTAAAAATGATGATGATTTTAACGCTTTCAAAGCAGAACTTCAAAATACAGGTTATAAGAATATGCCATCTAAAATGCGTAGTGATGTAAGAAAATATAATCATCAAGTTGAAAATCAAAGTAAGGAGTGATTATTATGGCTATGGGAGTACACCCACTAAACAAAGATAAATTCTATGAAGCAATTAATTTGTACATATCGGGGCAGGCTTCACAAGTAAAGGCGGCAAAAGTAGCAGGTTGTAGCGTACCGACATTTAAGAAATACGCTAACAAGATTTATGGCGGCGAGGAATTACCAGATAATTTATGGGGGAAGAATGATGATTAAGAAAATTATTAACTGTTGGATAAGACACAAGACAAAAAACTTAACAAGAATACCATTGTTTATAATGACATTTAACTATCGTAAATATAAAGCAGACGGGGAGAAGGACAGTTGCATGTTTTACACACACCCGGATATTGCCAAAGATGAATTTGTGAAGGACAAATTACAGGAAGTTGTTGACTATATCAGAGATAACTATGATTTGGATATTTTTACGAGGATTTGAGGCGCGATATGAAAGATTGCTCAATTTGTAAATATTGTGATGAAGATTTTGATTTTGATGAAGAAACAGGAGAAGAATATCCGGTTTATGAATGCCAAAAAGGGAATGATACATCACTTGATTGCGAGTGCAAGGATTTTAAGGAATACAAGCCGAGAAAATATAGAGAAAAAGATACAGAGTGCGATAAATGCGAACATCTTGAGATTTGCCTCGATAAGGGCAATGTTATTGATTGTAGGACAGTTTGCGATACAAGAAGTCATTATATAACTGGCAGAATGGGGTGCGTTAAAAATGAATGATTGCAACTTAACTACTTGCCGATATAACAAAGACAATAAATGCACAAATGATGAAAAGAGAACAGAATGTATTGAGGTATCTGGAAAAGTAATGGGTATTGATGTTTCTGTTGATGCAGTTAATGAGTACGCAAAATCAATCTTAGGAAGATACCCTAAAGACAATATGGAGTTTTCAAGAGCTTTAGAAGTGAAAATCATAGAGGAAACAAAATCATTAGCAAATAGTGCGAGAAAGGAATGAGGTTATGAAAATAACAGAAATGAATAACTGCATTGAAAAAATGCGAAAATGTTACAACTTTGATGATGATAAGACGGAAATAATACTTGGAGATATGACAAGCAAATCTGCAAGATGCGTAAATGTATACACAAAGGACGAAAACGGAACACGAATTGAAATGACAAGATATGCAGATGAATTAGTGGAGAATGAGTGAGGGAATGAAAATGCTTAAAATATTTGGAATATTTCAAAGCAAAAAGCGATTAAGAGAAGAAAACGAAAGATTGAAAAGATTGCTTTTAAGACCACCAAAAATACACGAAGTGAAAAGAAATGTACAGATAGTGCAATCTTGCTACGATACAACACCTTATGAAAGAGATATTCCCGAAGAATATTTTAAAAATCAAATCGCAAAAGAGATGATTAAATATTTAAAACCACTCATAGAATACGACATTACAGATAATGAGTATGGTGGAAAAACTTATTGTGGGAAATTATATGTGGTGGATAAAAGATAATTTAATCATATTACCGGCTAACAAACGGAGTTAGTCGCTGCCCTAAAACAATTATAGGCAGAGGTCTATAAGCACCTTTGCTGAAAAGTGGAGGTGCTTTTCTTTATGGCTAGTCAGAGCCTTATTTCTACAGTTAATGGATATGAAAATTACATAAAGAAAAATGGAATAGATGAACAGGTAATTAATGCCTATGTAGACGCTTGCAGTGTAGCCATAAACGGCGAGAAAGATATTAAGTATGGACTACAGCTCACTAAGAGGGCAAAAGAGCTTATAGAGGGCTTCTGCACGGCTAAAACAGGTGGCACGATATGGAGCTTGGAAAAATATGCTTTTGCAAATAAAGTAGAGTATGAATTGATTAATTGGTTTTATGATATTTTACTGATTGAAGCACAAAACAAAGTTGTTGACAGCTTTTTTAGGTATATCGAAAAGAACAGGGAACCTAGAGAACGATTTTATATGCCAAGAAGGCAGCAGTTAATGAAAATAGGCTTAATAGATGCGTTGCAAGGCATGATTGATGATAAATACGATATACTGTGTATATCTATGCCGCCTGGAACTGGAAAGACGAGCATTGAAAAGTTTTTTCATGCTGGAGTAATAGGTTGGTACCCGGAATGTTTTAATCTGTTTTATTCCCACAGTGGCGATATCACAAGAATGTATTATGATGGAGTATACGATATCGTAACGAATGCTGATGAGTACACATGGAATGAGATTTTTCCGAAACTTCGAGTCACAAGCACAAATGCAAAACTTGAACAGTTTAACGTTGGAAAATATAAAGCATTTCAATCCGTTCAATGCACTTCTGTAGGAAGTAAAAATGCCGGTAAAGTTCGTGCAAACAAATTCCTTTTAGTAGATGATATGATTGGTGGAATTGAGGAAGCACTTAATCCGGCTTATCTTGACAAACTATGGGACAAATATGCTGTAGATGCTAGACAGAGAAAAATACCGGATAATAACGGTATTCCATGTAAAGAAATACATATTGCTACCAGATGGAGTGTTAGAGACGTTATTGGTAGAATTATACAAGCATATGACGGAAACAAAAGGGTTAAAGTTGTATCGGTTCCGGATGTAGACCCGGTAACAGGAAAAAGCAATTTTAATTATGAATTTGGCGGATATACTGAAAAAGACTTTGCCGACATTCAGTTGCTTATGGATGAAATCTCATATCGTTGTCTTTATAAGCAAGACCCAATAGAGCGTGAGGGATTACTATTTCCAGACGATAAAATCCGAAGATATCTCAATTTACCACACGGAGAGCCGGAAATCATCACAGCTCAATGCGATACAAAGGGCAAAGGCACGGATTATTTTGTACTGCCTGTATTGCAGAAATATGGAGAAGATTATTACTGCGTTGATTGCGTATGTGACAACACAGCAGATTATGAAGAACAATACAGAAATGCCGCAAGCGTGCTTGTAAATAATAAAGTACAAGAGTGTGAGTTTGAGCGTAACGCCGGCGGAGATAGGGTTGCAATGGAAGTTAATAAGCGCGTGGAGAGTGTAGGCTGGATATGTAATATTACAGATACACCTACAGAAACAAACAAAGAGGCAAGGATTTTTCAATGCTCTAACTGGATTTTGCAGCACATTATTTTTAAAGACGCATCGCTTTACAAACCTAATGAACCATATGGAATAATGATGTCGTTGCTAAAACAGTATTCAGTATCTGGAAAGAAACAGCTTGATGATGTACCAGATGTATTTTCAAACTTTGCATTGAGAATGACAAAAGGAAATCGGGTTAAAAAAACAGTCATTATGTCAAGCCCAATATAGGAGGTTAATCTATTATGACAACTAAGGACTATCTTAATCAAATCAGTAGACTTAATCGTATGATAAATAACAAGCTAACAGAGATAGCACAGCTTAGAGAGCTTTCTTGCAGCATATCGGCAGTAAAGAATGAAGAAAGAGTGTTATCATCATCAGACCCAGATAAAATAGGTACTACATACGCCAAAATTGACGAAATGGAACGTAACCTTGATAAAATGATAGATGAATACATTGATAAGAAAAATACAATCATAGGGCAAATAGACAGTATAGAAGATGAAGATTACTATAATATTCTGTTTTCAAGATATATCGAAAAGAAAACTTTTGAAGTTATCGCTACAGAAATGAAATACTCATGGAGACAAATTATCAGACTTCACGGAAAGGCTCTTAAAGCATTTGAAGAAAAATATGGTAACGCATATTTAAAGATGTCATAGAATGTCATATTGTACCAATGATATACTGTATTTGTAAGAAGTTACAAAGATGTTTTTCATAAACAAATTCCTTATCGAAAGCACCGTTGCTTAATTGCGGCGGTGCTTTTTGTTATGCAACGAGGTAAAAATATGAAATTTTATATGAATAAAGACAAGTCAATTATGTGTCCGAACTGCCATAAGTTTTTAACTAAGGCAGACAGCAAAGACCCAAGAACACACAAACTAGCTTGCAAACATTGCGGCAAATGGATTTGGTATGTGCCGAATGATGATGACAATTTTCAAATTAAAGAAGTGCCGCAGAGTAGAAGTTCAAGCGGTATGACATTTTATTAGAGGTGTAGACAATGCAGACAGGAAGAATTGCTATTTATACAGGTGCAAAAGAAATAACATCTGACAACATAATACCGATTTTGCGTGAAGCAATTTTGGAACATGATATTAATTCCAACAGAATACAATTTCTTCTTGATTATGACGCAGGAATACAGCCAATAGTTAGGAAAAATCCAAAGACTTACAGACCAGACATTGACTGCGAGTGCTGTGATAATGTGGCTAACGAGGTCACAGAGTTTAATTTAGGTTTTAAGTGGGGAAATCCTATAACGCTAGTTCAAAATAGCGACAATGAGGATTCTAACCTCACAGAAGCTATAGCGGAATTAAACAGTTGCTACGAATCACAAAACGCAAGGCAGAAGCAGCAGGAACTTGCAAGATATGTTGAAATCGGCGGCGTTGGATATGTCCTTATTGATGTAAATACAGAATATGAAGATGGGGAAAGCTATTTTACATATGATGTATTAGATCCAAGAACAACATTTGTTGTAAGGTCAACAGCTTATAGCGATAAGAGGGTTATTCTTGCAGGTACTTATATCAAAGACAAACACAGCGGTACAAGATATTACACTTGTTTTACAAAAGATATTCGCTATGAAGTTACGGATGGAATAAAAATTACTAACGGACCAGAAAAAGGAAAAACAAAATGGGGATTTTTAGAGAGAAGTGGAGAAGAGAATCCATTACATAAAATTCCTATTATTGAATATACAAGGTCATTTGATAGAATGGGCTGTTTTGAACGGCAAATATCTGAAATGGATAACTTAAACCTACTTATTTCAGATTTTACAAATGATGTTGAACAGAATACGCAGGCGGTATGGCATACGAACGATGTTGATTTCCCAGTTGAACAGGAAACAACAGTTGATAAAGATGGAACACCGCACATCACTAAAAAAGTAAGGAAACCAAAATCCGGAGAATGGATGCAGACCTATACATCAGCAGATGGCAAAACTCCAATAGTTGAGCCACTTGCAATCAATTATGATTACACAGGTATGCTTAACAATATCCAATCAAGGCGACAGATAATCTTGCAGAAATGTAATGTGCCACAACGAAATGATAATAGCGGTGGCAGTACAGGAGTTGCAATGTCAGATGCAACAGGTTGGTCACAGGCTGAAACAGCGGCGGCAAAACAGCAATTAATTACTGATGGCTGCAAAATGGAAGAAATAAAAGTTGTTCTTGCGGCTATTAAGCTGTCAAACAATGTTAACAGTAGCAACCCATTACTTAAATTAAGAGCAAGAGATGTAAAGCCTAACATTAAGCGACAAAAAACTTATGAAATGTCAACCAAGGTTAATGCTATGGCAACATTGATAAGCCACGGATTTAGCCTTAAAGATACAGTTGATGCGATTCCGTTCTTTGACGACCCTAACGATGTTGTAGCGAGAAGCGGAGAGATGGTTAAGGCATATCAAGACAGTATAATCAACAAAGACACACAGAACCAAGCGGAGGGCGGAGATGGCGAACAATCACCTAACAAAGACCGCACAATGCAAGACTTATCAGACCAGACAGAAAATAGTCCAGTTATAGATAAGAGCAGAACAGATAAATAATTGATATTGAGCCACAGGGTAGAAAATGCCTTGTGGCTTTTTATATGCCCTAGAGAAAGGGCAATACAAATATCGCAAGAAGTTGAGAGAACAACAAAAAACGCAGAAAGCAGAGGTAAAGAAATTATGGCAGATGTAACTAACACAACAACAGAACCAACAACTAATAATGAACCACAGAACGAAGAACAGACACCTAGCGTAGAAGAGCTTATGGCACAGCTTGCTAGTGAAAGAGCTGAAAAAGAGAAGTATAAGAACGCTTCAGATAAAGCCAGTTCAGAAGCAGCTAAGTACAAGAAAGAGCTTCGTTCAAAACAGACAGCAGAAGAACAGGAAGCAGAAGCAAAGGCAGAAGCTGAAAAGTTGCAGGCTGAAAAGTTCGAGAATATGAGCAAAGAGCTTAATCATATGAAAGCTGTCAACGCTTATCAGAAAGTTATAGGCGATGGAAATGATATTGATTCTTTGATTGAGGCGGTTGCAGATGCAGACCATAGCCTTATAGCAACTGTAATTGCCAATGAAGTGCAAAGACAGGTTAAAGAAGCTAAGGCAGAGTGGCTTAAATCGAGACCGGCTATTAATGCAGGCGGCGGAGAAGAAAGCACGATAACACAGGAACAGTTCAACAAGATGAATTACCACGAAAGAGTGGAGTTCAAAAATAAGAATCCAGAACTTTATAAGAAGTTCACAGAGTAGAAAACGGAGGTAAACAAACTATGCCACAGACTAAGTTAGCAAATTTAGTAGATCCACAGGTAATGGCTGATATGGTATCAGCTAAGTTGCCAAAGAAGATTAAGTTCTCACCTATCGCAAGAGTTGATACAACACTTGTAGGCAGACCGGGAAGCACAATTGTTGTGCCAAAGTATGCTTATATTGGTGACGCAGAAGATGTAGCAGAAGGTGTTGCTATGGGTACAACAGTACTTACAACATCTACAACAGAAGCAAAGGTTAAGAAAGCAGGTAAGGCTGTAGAGCTTACAGATGAATCAGTATTATCTGGTTATGGTGACCCACTTGGTACAGCTATCAATCAGATTGCTATGTCAATCGCTGCAAAGGTTGATAATGACAGCTATGACGCACTTTGCACAGCACCTATTGATTACGATGGAACAGCAGCACCTATCAGCTATTCAGCAGTTGTAGCAGCTAATAGCAAATTTGATGATGAATCAGATTCATCACTTACAAAGATATTATTCATTAATCCGGCGCAGGAAGCCACATTGCTTAATGATGATGATTTCAAGAGCAATGACAAGTACCCACTTAATGTAATTATGAATGGCACTATCGGTTCTATTGCAGGAGCACAGGTTGTTAAGTCTAAGAAAGTTAAGCTGATTAAGTATGAGCTTGATGATGCAACAGGAACAATCAATGTTGTAGCTGACGCGACAAGCGAGGATTCAACTAATGTTCATCTTGACACAGCACTTGCACACACGCTTAAGTCAAAGGATAAAGAAATTAAGGTAGGCAGCAAGTTAAAGACTGTTACAACAGAGTTCTACGCTTGTCCTATTGTTATCGTATCAGCAGAAGACCCTAATGAGGATGCAGGTGCAGATGGCGTGTCAGAGGAAGAGAACGCACTTACAATCTATATGAAGAGAAGCGTTGAAATTGAATCTGACAGAGATATTCTTGCAAAGACAACCGTTATCTCTGGTGATGAACATTACACAGCAGTCTTAAGCAATGATTCAAAGGTTGTTCTTGCTAAGTTTGGAAAGTAAGAGGTGTTTATATGTTATTAAGACGACATAAAATCAACGCCGCAAAGCAGAGCGAAGAAGTAACAGCAGATAATGCAAGACAGGAAGCTGTTTATGGAGATGAGCTTAAATATGAGGAAGAGCAGGACAAGTTTCCTGTTCAACCTACAAGCGATTACACAAAGACAGCTATTAAGCGTATGCCAACAGCGGACTTACAGATACTTGCCTTAGAACAAGGCATTGAGAATGCAATGGAGCTTACAGGAGCAGAGCTTAAAGAACTGTTAATTGAGAAATTAGGATTATAGGAGCTGAAATTATGGAATACACCACATTAGAGCAAGTTAAAATCAGACTTAAACAATTTCATATTGATGCAGTCGCAAATGATGATGAAACAACATCTGATGTGGTAGTGTTCGATAGCAAAGAAGATAATCCGATAATCGAACAGCTCATTAAGCAAGCTACAGAAGATGTAAAGGCAAGAAGAAACTATCCCGACAGCTACACAGATGAAATGATAACCGAAGATTTAAAGAAATTTGAAAGTGTTATCGTTAATCTTGCGGTCTATGACCATTCACAGGCAGGCGAAGCATTTATGGCAAGTTACAATGAGAATGGTGTCAACAGAACTTGGAGAGATAGAGACAGCTTATTTGTCGGGGTATTTCCTTTTGCTAAGGTTTTATAGAAGATTGTGCGTTACCAATACGGTAGCAGGCGGCACACATTAAGGGTGGTGGGCGGTGTGCCTATTAATTTAGAAAGGCGGTATATCAATGCCAATAGCAGTAATTATAAGCATAATTTCAGTTGCTTTTTCCGTCTTTTTCGGACTGTTTACGTTGGGATTTAATCTTAAGAACAACAAAAAGTCTGACAATGCAGAACTTACAGAGCGTGTAAAGGAAAATACACGCATAAATATGAAACTTGACACAATATCAAGCAATACAACAGAGATAAAGAATGAAGTTACAGAAATGAGAAAAGAACTTAATTCTCACGATAACAGGATTATTAAGGTTGAGGAAAGTGTAAAGTCGGCACACCACCGAATAGACGGATTGGAAGCACGACTTAATGAAGATAAGGAGGTATAGCAGAATGGATATTATGCAGACATTGATTGCAAATATGACAATCATATTAGCAATTGTCGGGGTATTAGCCTTTATGGTATCTGTAATTACACAGGTAATAAAGGGCATTGGAGTATTCAATAAGGTACCTACAGATATTGTGGTATTTGTCTTATCAATTGGTATTACTGTAGCGGCATTTGTTGCTTATATGCAGTATATTCAGATGACAATACTGTGGTATATGATTCTTGCGGCAATTATGGCAGGTTTTGTTGTAGCGTTCGTTTCGATGTATGGATGGGAAAAGCTGTCTGAATTGTGGAAGCGATTTGGTAAGGATGTGAAGTGATATGCTTGACATCAATAAGCAGGCTATGAAGTATTCACTTCAAGGGCAGACGGTAACTATTTACGAAAGAGACGATGAGGGCAATATTCTTTATGAGGGATATACCGACACAGAGGGCAACTTTATTCCCTATCTTGATGATGAGGGAAATAAGATACCCAAAGTCCTTGAAGAAAAAACAGGTTTTTCAGAGCCGGTTGATTTTGAAGCTAACATATCGTTCAGCGGTGGAGAAGCACAGAGCAAAGAATATGGCTTTGATACCGCTGATTTTGATGCTATTTTACTGACAGATAGGAATATGTTGCCTGTTCAAAAAGGCGACCTTATCTGGCTTGATAGCAAGCCTACATACACAGATGATAGCCTTATTGATGAAACATCAGCGGACTTCACGATTGTAGGTACGAAACCAGCATTGTGCTCAACTAAGTATATGCTTAAAGCAGTTGTAAAGTAGGTGGTAAACACGAAGTATCAGACAGGCGGATTTCCCCAAAATGGTTCTTTATTTATACAAACAGGCAATGAACAGTTAGTTGGTTCTATCTTTAAAGGAAAGACAGTTCCATCTACGCAAGAGCCAATAAATGAAAACATAAGACAAACTATTTCGCAAGCGGTTAAGGAGCGTGTTTATGGCAAGACATACAATTAATATATCCTTGTCTGAAAAGTCCGTAAATGAAGCTATCAGACAGCTACAACAGTATAAGCAGAGTTTGCAGTATAAATGTGAACTGCTTGTTGAACGACTAGCAGAATTAGGCGACAAAGCAGCAATTATGAGTGTTAATGAAAGCCCATTAGGCAGGACAGTAACATTGAGAGTTGACAGAAAGCCTATTCAAGATGGCTACCAAGCTATTTTAATTGCTACCGGTAAAACTGTTGAAGTAGAAGATAGAGAACCATTTTACACGCTATTAGCGATTGAATTTGGCGCAGGTATTTACTACAACAGCGGTAACGAAAACCCAAAGGCTAATGATTTCGGCTTGGGCGTAGGAACATACCCAGGGCAAATACACGCATTTGAAGATGGTTGGTACTACTTAGGTAATGATAATCAATGGCACTACACGCACGGCGTTAAAGCTACAATGCCTATGTACAATGCCACAATGGAAATTGTTAATCAGTATAAGCAGATAGCAAAAGAGGTGTTTAGTTAATGGCAAATGCAAACGATTGGGCGATAGACCTTGAAAACACAGTCACAGCACTTGTCAAGGCTAAAACCCTAACACAATTAAAGAAAGCGTACCCGAAGATAGTTATAACAAACGAGGGAGAAAACAGCGGTCAAGCGGTGTTCCCAACAGTATACATTCATCTGCTATCACCAGTAGAACAAGGACAAACGCTTGACGGACAGACAATTAACGCATTGTTAGCAACATTTCAAGTAGATGTTACAACTAACACAAGCAAGTCTGACTGTCGCAAGGTTACGGCAACGGTTATGGATGTTTTTAAAGAAATGAGATTTCAAGGCAAACCAATGCCAGAATTTTCAATCAGCAACAAAGTACACAAGAGTACCGCTAGATTCAGACGAATGATAGCGGCAAATGACAGATTGATGTAACAAAGAGCAGAAATGCTCTTATTTTTTTGCAAATTTTTAGGAGGTAGACAATGGCAGATGCAGTAGCAGGATTAAGTACACTGGGTGTTACTTTCTCTTATGGAGTTGAAACAACAGCAGGCACAAAGCCAACATCATTCAAGTTGCTTACAAGAATTAACTCTATTGACGAGATTACAGTAACACCGGAAGCAATAGACGCTTCGGCACTTGAAGATAAGCAGACAAGAAACATTGCAGGCAGAGATACAGTTACAGATACAGTTGCGGTTACAGTCAACAAGACGGACGCAACAATTAAGGAATGGAAAGATGTTATCACAGCTTACAATGAATTGACTGGTGGCAAGAGAATGTGGTTCCAGGAAATCACACCAGGCATTACAGACGCAGAGTTCTTCGTAGCACAGCCACCATCAAAGTTACCAATTACAAGTAAAGAGCAGAACGGACTCCTTACAATGGCTATCAACCTTATTATTGAGGATATGATAGGAACAGATACAGCAGTTGTCCCAACATCGGGGGAATGATGAGCTATTCGACTAAATCTAAAAAGGCTGTGTCGGATAGCGTAGAAAACGCCAAAACAGCCGACTACACATCATATCTTGATGATGTAACAGAATAATTATTTTAAAAGGTAGGTGCGGTGCAAAATCCGCACCTTTCCCTATATGGTGATAGGGTGGGAAAGGGTAAAAATTATGATGAATATTAATGTAAATGGAAAAGAATACAAAGTTGAGTTCTCTTTTGGTGCGGCAGAGTGCAAAGAGATAGTGCAGAAAATGTTTTCTGTTGTTAATGGTTCTTACTTACTTGCACAGACAGATAAAAGTGTTGCACAGGCTTCCTTTGATGGATTAGCAAATATGACAGCGGATATACCGGAGATTTGCATATTAGCTATCTATGCAGGCTGTACTGATAATAATCCAGTCACAATGGATGAAGCAAAGGAACTTACTAGAGCATATATTACAGAGAAGAGAAAGACAGATAAGAGTTACGGATATAGAACATTGTTTGAAGAAATCAAGAAAGCGATGGAAGATGATGGTTTTTTCGAGTTGAGCGGAATAACAGCGATGTTAGAGGAAATGGCGAACAATGTGGAAGAAGCAGCACAGGAACAGAAGATACCGACAGTAGTTCCACAAGACCACTTAAAGAAACAGACTTCCACAAAATAATCTGGAAAGAATACTTTGTCTTAGCCAGTTCACTAGGCGTTAGCTATTCAGACTTTCTTAAAATGACACCTAAAAAGCTATGGGCTGTTGTAGAGGGTAAAAAACTTGAAAGACAACGAATGGATTCAGATATATGGCTTGCGATAGGTAGTTACATACTCCCAGCAATCAAGATAGGTGTTAGAAGTGGTGCTTGGGGTAAAGGCGAACTTGAATACCCAGACAAGCCTATTTATAGAGATATTAACAAAAAAGAGAACAGCAAAGATGAAATACAAAGAAAGAGAGAAGAGTTTGTTTTGAATATGAAAATACGCAAAGCAAACTGGGATTTAGCACACCCTAAAAATGATAAGCTGGAGGTATAAGCGTGGAATTAGACAGTTTAGAAGTTAAAATTACCGGTACTGCCACCAAAGCTATTAATTCTGTTGATAAACTGATAAATCAGCTTACAAGGCTATCTACATCACTTGCGACTGTGAATGGCTCATCATTAAGCAGCCTTGCGAGTGGTGTTAGCCAGTTAGGTTCTGCTATGCAGAATATGAACGCAGGAACAGCAGATTTTACAAGACTTGCCAAAAATATCACAAAGATAGGTTCTGTTGATTCAGCCGCACTTGTTAATACAGCTACATCACTTCAAGCTGTCACAAAAGCAGTTGCAAGCATATCAGCCATACCACAGAACGCAACACAGGTTACAGAATTTGCAAAGTCACTTGGCAAGCTAGGCAGTAAGAGTATTGAAAATGCCACAGTGAATATCCCTAAACTGGGTAATGCACTGAATGGCTTAATGACCACATTATCAAGAGCACCTAATGTAAGTAGTAATGTTATTGCTATGACTAACGCGTTGGCTAATTTGGCAAGCCAAGGTTCAAAGGTGGGTACTTCTTCTGCTTCACTACAAAAAACGCTGTATGGCGTTTCTACAAGTGCTAGGACAGCAACTAAAAGCAGTTGGAGCTTAGCAAGTGCGATAGGTAAGTTTTATGCAACTTATTTTATGGTAATTCGTGGCAATAAGAAACTTATAGAAGCTATAAAATCAACAACAGATTACATTGAAGCGTTCAACTATCAAGCGGTAGCGTTCGGTAAAATCGGTTCAGAATGGGATAAGGATTACGAAAAGTACGGATATGATAATGCTACAGCATATGCAGAAAGTTTTCAAAACAGAGTAAATGATACTCTTGGAAAGTTATCTGGACTAAAAGTTAATGTTCAAGGTGGCTTGCTTGAAGAAAGTGGAGCAAAAAACTTAGGACTTAACATACAAGAGATAACGCAGTATGCTTCGCAGTTAGCTTCTGTCACTAATTCATTAGGACAGACTGGTGAAGCGACAACGGCTATAACAAAGTCAATGACAATGCTTGCAGGTGATATAAGCTCACTTTTTAATGTGGACTATTCAACAGTAGCACAGAACTTACAAAGCGGCTTAATCGGTCAATCAAGAGCATTGTATAAGTATGGTATTGATATTACCAATGCTACATTAGCGACATATGCTTATAACTTAGGCATTTCCAAGTCTGTATCAGAAATGACTCAGATGGAAAAACAGCAGTTAAGAGTATTGGCTATACTAGACCAATCAAAAGTATCGTGGGGTGATTTAGCTAATAAACGGAAGAAAGTTAATGATATAGCTTATCTTCCAAGTGTTGCATAAGAATAGAAATATCTTATGGCAATCGGGCAAAATCGGTAAAGGCTAAAGTTTTCAAAACAAACAATTTATGGTATAATATGAGTATGAATAAAACTTATATTATATATAAAGTAACTAATAAAATCAATGGTAAAATATACATCGGAAAGACTTATAATCTTGAAAAAAGAAAGAAACAGCACATTGACGATATAAACAATGGCTTGCCTTTTCACAATGCATTAAAGAAGTACGGTATTGATAACTTTGAATGGGAAATAGTTGATAAAGCAGATAGTGATTCTGAAATCAGAGAAAAAGAAATACAATGGATTAAGAAAAGCAATTCTTGTATATCATTCCCAAACTCAAACGGATATAATATCACACTTGGTGGCGAGGGTGGAATATCTTGGAATTCAAAGCCTGTTCTTCAATATGACCTTAATGGGAATTACATTGACGAGTATATAAGCTCATCACATGCAAGCGTTGTAACAGGTTTACAAAGACATGATATATCTAATTGTGCAAAAGGCATAGTAAACCGTTCAGGTGAATATATGTGGCGTTATAAAGTTGGTGAAAATATCCCTAAAAAGATTGCTTCTTATTCAAAGAAAGCAAGTGCAAGGAAGCGTGCTGTAATGCAACTTGATAAAGAGGGGTTTGTTCTTAACATTTTTGATTCATTAACACAAGCAAGTCAAGAAACATCAACATCAAGAACAAGCATATCTTTTTGCCTAAGTGGTAAAAATGGAACGGCAAACAATTATGTATGGATATATGCTGATGAATATAATCCAAGCAAAGATTATAAGTATAATGGCATAAAAGAGGGAAAAGGTATTTACCAACTTGATGACGATAGAAAAATCGTGAACCACTTTAATAATTGCACAGAAGCGGCTAGATATATGAATGAACCCGACAAAGTGCATAAACAGATTCACAAGGCTATCAAGACAGGGAATAAATGCAGAGGGTTTTATTGGGTTAAAGTTGAAAACTATGCTAATACCGAGATAACTTAATAGATTACGAACAGGCTATTAAGTATCGTAACGAGTAGGAATTGAATAAATATAATATTCCCAAGAGTGTCCGACACTACTGTATATAGGACAGTATGAGGTGGAAGTGGCTACCACCAAACCAAACGTAAAAACGTGGGTGATAATGTACTCTGAACTTATAGGAAACTATAAGAAGTATAGGATAAAGAGCCTATACGATAACAAATTGACAATTAATTCCCCAAGTAATATGCTACGCCAGTTCAACAACAATATGAAAGAGGTAGGAATGGTAGCAGGACAGCTATTTATTCCAATTCTTTCAAAGGTTATGCCAGTTGTAAACGGCGTTACTATTGCAATTAAGCGACTTCTGGTAAACCTTGCAAGCCTTATGGGTGTTAAGATTGACTTTGAGAGCTTCGGACAAAGCGGTTACAAAGATACTTCTGACGGACTGGAAGATATTTCGGATGGATACCAAAATGTGGCTGATTCAGCAAAGAAAGCTACATTATCCCTTATGGGATTTGATGAAATCAATAAATTACAAGATGATACAAGTTCAAGCAAGGGTTCAAGCGGCGGCGGTGGTAGCAGTATTGACTTAACAGATGATATTACTAAGGCGGCGGCTGATTATGAAGCGGCTTGGAATAAAGCATTTGCCAATATGGAAAATTCGGCTATTGCGTGGGCTGATAGGATTGATAAGGCACTTGAGCCTGTTAAACAGATTTTTAAAGATTTTGCGGTTGGTGATTTCTTTAAGGCAGGGCAAGATACATCTAACCTTGTGGCAGGAATTTTTAATTGGTTTGCAAAGGCTATAGATGATGTTCCTTGGTATACAATTGGACATAATATAGGAGAGTATTTAGCTGGACTTAATTGGCTTGAAATATTTTCAAGCCTTGGCAATGTGTTATGGCAAGCCATTAAAGCAGCTATCGAATTATGGAGTGGTTCATTTACGGCAGCACCAATTGAAACGACCTTAATAACGGCTATAGCGGCATTGAAATTTACAGGCTTAGGAAGCGTTTTAAAAAAGAAACTTGTTACAGTAATAGGAACAAGTATTAAAGGTGCTTTAAAATCATTCGGAACAGGCAGTATAATATCAGGAATAGGTGGATTACTTACAACAGATATAGGTACTATTATAGGAGCAGGAACAGCAACAGAAATAGGCTTAACTATAGGTGTTGGAATAGTAGGTGGAATAGTAGCCGCTATTGCTGGATTTAATTTAGGCAATTGGCTCAATGAAAAATTAACAGGCGAGAAAATAGATATGTCAATGTTTGACCAAATAGCGTATCTTATAAAAGCACCATTTGAAGATTTACCTAGCTTTATTGACGGAGTGATAGAAACTATCACATTCGGGCATAAAGATGATATAGCAAATTGGTGGACTACAAGTGTTGCGCCGTGGTTTACTAAGGAGAAATGGGGAGAGCTGGGAGATAACATAAAAACATCTTTAAGCGAAAAATGGAATAGCTTTTCAAACTGGTGGAGCAATACAGCTATTGCTAACTGGTGGAATAATAATGTTGCACCGTGGTTTGAAAAAGAAACATGGGTTGACGCTGTTGATGGAATGAAATTAGGAATACAAGAAAAATGGGATTCAATCGTTGATTGGTGGAATAGTCTCGCAATTGTTTCTTGGTGGAGCAATGATGTGAGACCGTGGTTTACTAAGGAAAAATGGGAAAACTTGGCTGACGGAATAAAAAAAGGTATTCAAGGGAAGTGGGATGATGTTGTGAATTGGTGGGATAGCAAACCAGCACTTCAACGCATTTCTGTGGCTATCGAAGATTTTAAAGCTAAGATACAGAACGCTTGGAACAGCTTTAAGCAGTGGTGGAATGATTTAGGACTTGAATTTCCACACATTGATACACCGCACTTTAAGATTGACGGAGAGTTTAGTCTTGCACCGCCTAAAGTACCAAAAGTCAGTATTGATTGGTATGCAAACGGCGGATTCCCAGGCAAAGGGCAATTGTTTGTCGCAAATGAAGTAGGTCCTGAAATGGTTGGTACTATGGATGGAAGAACGGCGGTAGCTAACCAACAGGAAATTACACAAGGTATTGCTAATGCGGTTTATCCGGCAGTTTACAATGCTGTTAGGGCGGCTATGGCAGAAAGTAGCAATAATATCAATGTAACGCTACAAGGCGACGCAGATAAGCTATTTACAATGGTACAAGATAAAGCTAACAGCTATACAAATATGACAGGTCAAGCAGCCTTTCCGTATTGATAAGATAAAAGTATTGTGCTATTCTTTTGCTATATATAAAAAGCAAAGGGGTAACACAATATGACAGAAAAGAAAGCAAAGAAAAAAGACAGTAAACTAAGCATAGCGGCGGCAATCACAGCACTATTTATATTCACAATCCCAATAGGCTTTATATTGGCTATTGTAGATTTAATTAAAAGTAAAGGCGACAAGTCACAAAGGCACTTAGGCTCTTACTTTGCAATAGTATCGTTTGTACTATTTCTGATAGTCGCTTTTAGTAACGGAAGTGGTAACAGCAGTAACAATGCCAATGCTACGAAACAAACCATTGCAACACAGCAAGATACAGACACAGCAACGAATAATGATACAACACTTAAATACCTTAAGTATGATGTAATTACAGATAGCAATGACAGAGAAGTTCTTGTTGTTTATTTTGACTTTGCAAACAATTCAGAAGATAATACGGCTTTTGCATATAATTATGATGTTACATGCTTTCAAAACGGCAAAGAACTTGACTATCCGTTAGTTAGTTTTGACATTGACGAATACAATAATATTGCAAGAGAATTACAGACAGGTACAAATATTACAGTTGCAAGGATATATATACTAGAAGATAAAAGTAATGTTGATTTAGAAGTAACGCCATTGGGAGATGATAAAAAACTTATAAAATTAACATTAGAATTACAGTAGAGGAAATATGTATGTCAGTGAAAAAAGAACTAAACGAAATGCTAGAAGCAATAGGAGTGAAGAAGAAACAGCAACCACAAATTCAACACCCACTAAATCCTAACTTTAAAGGAGTGTACAGAGCGACAGAAAACGGCTTAGTCGAAGTATATTGTCCAAGATGTAGCAGTTGGGACTGTTCTCACACGCAGATTACGACAACTGTACCACAGAAAACTAAGACAAGATATACTGTTAATCTGAATCCCTTAAGACCTTTTACATTGGTTAATAAGAAAGAGAAGATTAAGCAACAAGGTGGAACTTATTCGCAACATAGGTTTGTGTGTAACAGATGTGGGTTGATTTTTTGGTAATATATGGTTTAAATGGAGCGTACCCACTTGTGGGGATGATTTGAGACAGATGTTTCGTGCCAAGCGGTTGGCGCGATTGATTTGCAGAAAATGTCATACACACAAGTGTGCATGAATGTTTCGTAAGATTTTCCCAAGAAGTTGGAAATTTTGCAGGAAATTGCAAAACATTTTATAGCTTTCGCCACTTGTGGCGACGATTTCTTGTAAAGCTAGGAGAGTTATCGCAGAAAGTTGCGACGATTTCCCAAAGAAGCTGGGGAAGTTTTCCACACAAATGTGGAAAGCGTTTTATATAACCGTTGCAGAAAGTTGCAACGATTCCCCAGAAGTGGGGAAAATAAAATCAGTAGAGCCGAAATCTTAGCTATATTAAATACTTAAAGCAATTAAAAAGGCTGTCAGCCCGACAACTGACAGCCAAAAGTCACAATACCGCTTAAACAAGCAGCACAGATATTATATAACACTAATTGAATTAATGCAATAGAAATATTAAGGAATGTATCAGAAATGGTGCATTCCTTTTTTGATGCCTTGAAAGGGGTGGTTTGATTGATTGACGCAGTTGTGATTGAGGGGGTTAGATTCCCAGTAGCATATAACGGCTACACATACAGCAGAAATAAGATATGGTCTAAGAACACAGGAAGAAACGATTATGGGGAAATGGTTGGCACAATCGTGGATATCAAAGACAAAGTAGAGCTTCAATTACCGCCATTAACAGGTGAACAGGCACTATTGCTTGATAATGTAGTAAGCGACATAGATAACCCATTCCCAACAGCACAAGTCTTATTCTTAGGTGGTACACAAAAGGAAATGACAATATACACAGGAGATGTGACATATCCGTATCTCACAAGAGCAAAGAATGAGGACGGACTTATAGTCGGAGCAAAATTAAGTTTAATTCAGAAATAAAGGAGAGTTCCACATGAAACTTAAAACAAGTGAGTTAATAGACAGATTTCAGAGTTTGAGCAACATATCACATGACAAGACTACAGGCAGAATTGCTATGGCTGTTATGTGTAATATCAAGGCGTTAGAAGAATTATATAAGGCAACATTACAGACTATAGAAGATACTAAGGTTAAGTATGCAGATAAGGACGACAGTGGTAATCCAGTTATCAACGATAATCAGTATCAGGTTACATCAGAGAACTTAAAGAAGTTACAGGAAGAATTGCAGGAAATCAATGAACAAGAGATTGAAGTACCTGACATGACTATGCTTCCTATGGACGCATTCGATAAATGCGAAGAAATTACACCAGCTAAATTATACTCAATCGAGTTTATGATATCACATTAATTATAAGCAATAAAGGCGGTGTAGAATGAAGATATTAGACACAGCTATGACGGATATTGTTAAGGGGAATAGTGCAAGATACTATTCCAAGTATGTTGTTGACGGAAAAGAACATACTGAAACGCTTAACAATTTCAAGTTCCAAAACATGATAAATCCCAATAATGAAATTACGATAGGTAACACTTGCAGTAGCGGTGTTACCTTTTCTATTTATATGCCAACAATAAGCCTCGAAAATAAGGAGATAACTATATTTGAGGGTGTTAAGGTTGGCACAGAAATTAAGTATATTAAGTTGGGAATATTTACAGTTACTAAACAGACAAGTGACGGAGAATACACAAGCTACGAAGCATACGACAGAATGTACAAGGCTGATATGCCTTACTTCTCGGATATGGCATTTCCTAGCACAGATAAAGCTATTCTTAATGAGATATGTGGCAAGTTAGGTATATCATTAGCAACAGATATAGTTACAGCGCACACTGTTAGCGACAAGCCACAAGGTTATACAATGCGTGAAATTATCGGCTATATGGCTATGTTACAAGGCTGTAATGCGGTAATTAATGCTGACGGAAACCTTGAATTAAGATGGTATAAAGATAGCGGATATGTACTTGACGGACATAAGTATTATCAACAGGGCGTTACCTTTACGACATCTAAGGATTTCATAATACAAAAACTGACATGCAATAATACCAAGAGTGGTTCCACAGAGCAAAGCGAGATTACTTCTGGTGACGGTGCAACAGGACTCAGCTTTGCTAACCCGTTTATGACGCAGGCAATTCTTGATGAAGTCTATAAAAAGATAGGTGGTTTTACATTTAGACCGCTTACAGTTAAGTTTGTCGGTGATTACCGATTAGAAGTTGGTGACATTATAACTGTCAACAAGGGTGGCGTTGATTACAAAGTGCCTATAATGCAGATCACGCACGAATGTGACGGCGGCTTAATGGATACCGTTACATCTATAGGTCAATCTGACACGGAGAATACAAGCGTTGCTTCTGGACCTATTACTAAGCAGATGGAACGGTACTATGCCGACTTGATACTTGTAAATAAAGCACTTATTAATAAACTATCTGTTGATGAAGCTGATATAAGATATGCTTCTATCGAAAACCTCAAAGCTGTTAATGCTGATATTGATAACCTTAAAACAAATAAATTAGATGCAACATATGCAGATATCATTAATGCTAATGTGGAGAGTCTTAAGGCTGTTAATGCTGATATTGCAAATCTTAAAGTAGACTATGAGAAAGTTGGCATACTTGACGCAAGCGTAGCTGATATCAAGACATTAATATTCGGTTCAGCAACAGGAACAACAATAACAACGGATTTCTCTAATTCTGTTATAGCCGTTCTTGGAGAAGCACAAATTAAGTCAGCAATGATTGATAGTCTTGACGCAAGCAAAATCACAGCACTTGACATTAATACTACAAATGTACTTGTACATAGCGGAGATGGAAAGTCTCAATGGAAAGATAATACAATTCAGATATCCGACAGCAATAGGGTTAGGGTTCAGATAGGTAAAGACGCTAATTCAGATTATAACATGTATATATGGGATAAAGCCGGCAATCTTATGTTTGACGCTATTGGATTAACAGACAAAGGTATTCAACGACAGGTTATCCGTGATGATATGGTTAAGGATAATGCTGATATTGCCGCAAGCAAGTTGAATATAGAATCGCTGTTCAATGTTATCAACAATGATGGTTCACACACGCTTAATTCAACAAAGATATATGTTGATAGTGAACAGCAAACCCTTGATAGCGTATTCAAGAGTATTCAGACAACCGTTGGCGGCAATTCTACATTATGGGGTTCAGCCATTAAGCAATCCAAAGATTTCATCGACCAGAAGCTATGGTGGACTGATATTCGTAATGGAGAATCCATCGAAAGCAAATTTAATACAGTTACAAGTACGCTTGACAGCTTCGGCGTGCAAATAGGAGATGTTTACAAGCAACTCAACGATGATTTCAAGGTCTATCAGGTGACATACGAGCCGACTAAGGATAATTATCCAGCTAATGAGTGGAGTGTACCTATATATCCAAGCGATGATAGATACCCTAGTGATAGCACATGGCAATACACCGAAGCAGAATATGATAATTATGTAGGCATTATAGCGTATTGGGAAGCGCAGAACAGAGCGTGGCGTTGGATTAAAAAAATAGACGGAACGCACGGTTGGAAAGAAATATCTTCAACCGAAATCGCTTATCTTCTTAATCAAAATGCCGCGTTAAAGGTGAACCTTAATACAATCAGCTCTGAATTAAGTAAGACACAGATTGATATAAGAGACAATTATAGCACTACTGTACAAGTTAATAATGCTATTACACAGGCAGTTAGTGCAGAGAGCAATAGTATCAAGTTGGAAGTCTCTAATAATTACGCTACAAAGAAGAGCCTTGAAAGTTATGCTACATCAGCAAGCCTTGAAGCATACATTAAGAAAGACCCAGCGAGCGGCGAGCTTAAATCTGCCATTGAAGCTATTGCAGATGATATTACACTTAAAGCTAAAGGGGCAATTAATATTAGTGGTAATAAGTCTGTTAATATTAACGGCGACTTGTTCACATTAACGACAACTAATACCACTATTTCAGCAGATGGAACAATCACATGTAAAAAATTAAATGCTAAAGGTAGCAAAATAGGCGGATACACAATTAATGATTATACTTTGGTAGGTGAACAAGTTGGCATAAGCAGTAAAAGTGGATACGGCTGGGCTTTTTGGGCTGGCTCTGATACACCAGAAAATTCTGTGTTTAAGGTAGGACATGACGGTAGCTTGTATGCAAAATCAGCTCATATTACCGGAGGAGATATAGACATTAACACAAGTACATTGAGTACATCTGCAATTAAGCTGAATTACAACAGTAGGCATGCTAAAATGTCTCCTTATCAAATAAGTTATACATCAGATGAATATGAATCATTTATGGATGCAGATGGCTTCGCAGTTTTGGATAAAAACGGAAATACTATATCTGGATTAAGAGATAAATCTTTAATGTTAAATCAGGGAGATTGTTATGTGTATGGATATTATTATATAAGTTCTGGCGGTGCATGGGTTGAACTGTCGGAGTGGATTAAGCAAAAATTAGGTATATAAACCCGCACAGCGGTAGAAAGGAAAAACAATATGTTAAGTATAACAAGAACAACAAATTTAAGCGGAACATCTGTGATTAACGGTCAATCAGCTATGACAATGTATGCGGCTATTCCAGAAACTGGTTCATTGACAATTAGTCAGACAATTACTAACAAGGAATTATACCTTGCAAATCAGACACAATGTGATAACGATTATGAGAATTTTAAGGCGGAAGTTAATAAGTTGCTAAAGAATGAACAACAGATTACAAATTCAGACACAACAGCAACAGTATAAATTATCAAAGAGTGTGGGTTTAAGTCCGCACTCTTATTTTTAAGGAGGTAAATATGAGCCTAACCGGTTTTTTTTCGTACAGCCGTGTAAACTGGCAACAATCGCCAAGTAAAAGTACTCCGCTTAGTGCGGCAAACCTAAATGTAATGGACGCAGGCATTAAGAATAACAATGACATGATTAGCAATATTCGTGACGAGATTACACAATTAAACAGCAATATTGACGTTAAAAACTTTTTTTGCAAAAATATTGCAAGTATAAATGGTACTCTTGAAGGTTATGGCTATAATTATTGCTATTATAATAAATCTACCAAAACAGGGATTTTATACTTTGCTTCAAAAATTGAAACCCAAGATTCTGCACAGAATAATTTTACCGGATATTACGATGTGACAACAGTCCTTAAAAATATGGGTATTAGCTTTAATAAAGTATTGGAAAGCAATTATACTCCATACGATTCCGCAGGTGTAGTTCGACAAAAGTTGGTTGACTATGGAACAACATTATTATATAGCTCTGCAAGTCAACATTATGCTTTTGCTCGATATTATACAAAAGATGGAGAGAAAGGCGCATGGGCAACAAGCGAATTCCAAAAGGGTGATTATATTACAGGTTCGCTTATATTTAGTTAAGTTTCAGAGACTGCTTTAGTAATTACACCATCGTATTTAATATTATTACTGTTTAATTGTAATATTTATATTTCTTTTCAATAGGAGAATCTTTAATTGCATTCTCCTATTTTTTACAAAAAACTTCACATGAAATACCGATTTCTTAACACAGCTATATATAAGGGTTTAATCGCTTGTATTTGACCAAATTGCAGTTTAGCCGCGGAATGAGAATAAGACGCAAGGTATTGACAAAAATTGCAGAAGAAGATGTAAGGCATTTTTATTGAACATGACAAACTGCAAGAAGCAATTTGCAAGGTTGGCAGTGCCACATAACATTAACAATATAATATTCGCAATCAAGCACCTTAGTGGAAACACTGGGGTGCTTTTTTGATACACATTTTTCTAGGTTTAGGAGGTAATTTATGAGTAAATCATTCGGGATTGACACATCAAGATGGCAGGGAGATTTTAATTTCAAAGCTGCAAAGGATAATGAGGGCGTGGATTTTGCAATCATCAAGGCAGGCGGTGCTGATGATGGTTTATATGAAGATAGAGAGTTTGAGAACAGCTATAATAAGTTGAAAAGCGCAGACATCCACAAGGGAGCATATTTCTTCGGTAACGCATTAAGCAATGACGAAGCTGTAAATGAAGCCCGATACTTTGCACAGCTTTTAGCAGGTAAATCATTCTGCTATCCAGTATTCTATGATGTTGAAGCAAGCATGGTTACTGGCAACAACCTCACAGACATTATTATGGCATTCCTTGATGAAATGAGAAATGCAGGATATAGGAATGTCGGCTTATACTCATATGAGAACTGCATTAACAATTATGTAGACATTTCAAGAGTAAAAGAAGCTGGTTATGCCGTTTGGGTAGCAAAGTATTCAGATACAGAACCTAGAATTGCTGTTGATTATGACATATGGCAGTTTGGCGGCGGCGTTAATTATCTTAGAGACACACAGATTAACGGACAGACAGTAGACCAGAACTATTGTTACACTGATTATTGCACAGACCATGTTGTCGAAGAAGTAACAGTGCCGGATTATCAGCCAGTACCAGACACTAAGTACCATAAGGGCGACACAGTTAAGGTACTCAACGCCGTTCAGTATGATAATGGCGAGCCGTTCAGCACTTATTATGATGAGTACAGTGTTTTATCAGCCAGTGGCAGAAGAGTTGTTATCGGAATCGACGGAGTAATTACCGCCGCTATTGACGAAGATAACATCAGTCTTATTAAGTGCGTATATGACAGCGATATTAACACAGATACAGTAAGTCGTGGTGACGGCAAGAAAGTCAGAGTACTTGATAACATTGATTATGACGGCGTGAGATTTGCGACATATTATGATGAATATGATGTAATTGAAGAAAATGGAGACAGAGTTGTTATAGGTATTGGTACAATAATCACAGCTGCTGTCAATATTGCTAATCTTGAATTTGTCGGCGGTGCAAGTTCTGATGATACACCTACAGGTATCCCATTCAGTGAAGACATTGAAGAGGGTAGCACAGTGAGATTTGTCGGCGATACTGATTATGATGGCACACCTATTAAGGCTTGGTATGACGAGTATACAGTATCAGAAAGAAGTGGCGACAGAGCTGTACTTGTACATGACGGAGAATTATTCGCCGCGGTCAATGTAGCTGATTGTGAATTAGTTTAACCTTAATAAAAATACCGGGAGTGCAATGCTCCCGGTAATATTTTAATTATTCAAATCTATCATAACAGCTATAACAGCAGGAATGGTTGTTATTGTTCCGTTTGTTTTCTTAAATTCCATTCCACCCTCAAGAAGTGTTCCATACATTGTCACATTATCACCAACAAGCAAATTATAGTCAAAATCGTCTCTATAATATGTCAAAACAACAGTATCATCATTATTGCCATCAACAGCTAAATAATAGCAAGCAATATATTCACTGGATTCTTCACCAGTATGCGTATTTCCGTCTTTATCTTCGACCTCTCCATCATATTTTAATTCCGCTACAATATTACCTGTCAGCTTAAATTCTTTATCAATGTACTTATTAGGCGTACGCTTGAGCATTTCAACAGTTATATCATCAGGGTATACACTCTTATCTCTTGATAATAATGTTTCTTGTTCTGTCTGGACTTCACTGGTACTTTCAACATTACTATCAGAAGCACCATTCTGACACGCTACAAGGCTCAATAAGCACATAACAAGCATAACGCTTACAACTCTCTTCATCATAGGCAAACTCCTTTATTTTCTTTCTTTTAACATTTTCTTAAATGATTCTCGGCGTTCTTTTATTTTTTTAAGCCATTCAGATTGAGAATCTGACGATACTAGCTTATTATCTGAAAGTGAAAGTGATATTTCAGCGCTTGAAAAAGCGGCAGAAAGCGTTTTATCATCAGCTTGTTTTTCTACCAAATTTGTTAAATTCTCCATTTTAGTGCTTGCTTCTTTTGCACTTAAAGTTCCATTTTCAAAATCATCAATAATTTTAATTGCACTACTTATCATTTCTCTATCGTTCTTAGAGTATTTATATCCATTAAACACTCCTAGATGAGCAAGCAGCGTTGCAACAATGATAACAAGAAAAATCATTGCAATAACTATACTTGACTTACTTATTTTTTGTTTCTCTTTCATAGGCAAATCCCCCTTAAATTTAATTTTACTAATCATATCATAATATATATAATTTGTCGAATGATGTCAAAACTTGCGATATCTTTAAGTTGATTTTTATATTATAAGTATTTATAATAATAATTGTCCGAGAGAGTTCGGACGAAATCTTCAAGTTTTGGCTAGGTGGCACTGTTTGATTGGCGTTGGCAGTGTCACCGCTGAAAACTGTTAATCTACTGGGGGTAGATTGACATACAAGAACAGATGTTCTATAATAACACCATCGCTACCAGTGTTATATCGTGCAATAAGGGGGATATATGGAGAATGAGGAATACAGGCAAAAGATTATCGGATTAATAGATAATTGTAGCAATAACAATTTTTTAAAATTTGTATATGAATTAATTTTATCTTTTAAAAAGAAATGGGGCGTTTAACGCCCCTCTTTCTCATACCAATAGGCTATATTGTCAAATATGGTTTGTTGATGTTCTTTATTGAGTTTTATTAGTTTCTTAACACTATCCAACAATTCTTTATCTGACATTAAGTCGGGAATGATATCAGCATTATCAGTAGATAAATTATCTTCCCACCCCATTAAATATGATGGAGAAATATCAAGAATCTGTGCAACAATCTGAATTTTATCGCTTGGAATATTTGTTACAACATTATTTTCGTACTTATACAATGTCTGTTTAGAAACGCCCATCTTTTCAGCTAATTCTACTTGCGACATTTTAATAAGCTCTCTTTGCTCCTTAATTCTGTCTCCAACAGTTTTAATCATTAGTGCTTCCTCCTTTCCTATCGGTAACTTAATTATAGCACAAAAAAGTTACAAGTCAAGAAAAAAATAACTTGACAAGTTACTTTTGTGATGTATAATAAGGGTAACTTCAAAAGTTACGAAGTTAGAAAGGAGATGAGAAGATGGTTGATACAAATAAGCTTCGTGGGATTATTGCTGAAAACGGAAAAACACAGACAGAAGTTGCACAAATGATAGGTGTAACACCCAAGACTTTCTATTTACGAATGCACAAGGGCGTTTTTGGCAGCAATGAGATTCAGATTATGATTGATAATTTGAATATTGAAAATCCTATGGAGATTTTTTTTGCAAAGAAAGTAACTTTATAAGTTACCGCAAGGCACATAAGAATTAGAATTTTTGATATTGATACAATAGAAAAGTGATGGTAGCGGTAAATAGTTGCAAACTTTTATTCAAACATCATTAGTTCTTTTTGACAGGGATAGCGTCCTGTTCGTATCAAGTGTGAATTACCTACCGATTGGCAGTTTTGTCTTTAGCATATTTATTTAATTCTATTGATATAGAAATAAGAGCGTACAGGGTGCAGAAGTCTACGCCACAGAAGTATGAGCCAACCGCTGATACGCACAATGCTATGACAGTATCCATACAATCTCCTTTCGGAAAGTGTCTACCATCACCTTTCTATTGTATCAATAAATATAAAGTTCTACAAGTTACAGCAGATAGGAATGAGCAGAATTGCTCAAATGCACCTTAAAAGGAATATATCACACATTATTTAGAAAGGAATGTTTATGGAACTACAGATTTTTAGCAATTCAGAATTCGGAGAAATCCGAACCATTACTAAAGATAATGAACCTATGTTTTGCTTGGCTGATGTATGCAAGGCATTGGAAATATCAAATGTAAGTCAGCTAAAAACAAGACTTAAAGAAGATGGGGTCATTACTAATGAGGTAGGGGTACAGACAGGCGTTAAAGCTGATGGCACTCCAGCGATTCAGAAAGTAAGAATGAACTTTATCAATGAAAGCAACCTTTACAAGACAATCTTTCAGAGCCGCAAAGAAAGTGCAGAAAGATTTACTGACTGGGTAACATCAGAAGTTCTTCCGTCAATCAGAAAAACAGGAAGTTACAGTAAGCCTTTGACAACATCTGAACAGATTAGATTATTGGCGCAGGGCAACACAGAACTCACAGAGAGAGTTGATAAGGTTGAAGATAAGATAATCAGTATCGAAGAAGAAACTCCACTTTACGGCTGTGAGATTGAAGAAGTGCAGAAACATGTTAGAAAGAAAGGAATTGAAGTACTTGGCGGAAAGGACAGCAATGCGTACAAAGACGGTGGTATTCGCGGTTCAGTATATTCTGATATATACAAGCAGTTAAAACGCGAATTCGGGTGCGTGGCGACATACAAGAGTATTAAAAGAAAATACTTGGCTGATGTACATGAATTCATTGACACCTATTTGTTGCCAATAGCACTTGCTGAAGTGGTACATGATACAAACATGTAGGAGAAGATATGAAAGAAAAGATAATTAACATATTCGCAACACTGGCAGGAATCTAAGAAAGTGCAGAACATGTACTTTTACTACAAGTAAGGAGTGTTTATGGAAGAAAGGATAAGAGAAGAGATGCTCAACTTGGGTATTCTATCCAATAAAAGAGGTTACATCTACATAATCGAAGCTGTTAAACGCTTTGGAAATTTCACATCAATGGAAAATATTTACAACAGTATTGCTAAGGCAATGAATAGATCGCCAGCATCTATTGAAACGTCAATTAGAACAGCAATTAAATCAGCTAACCATGATTTATCAGCATGGAAGAATTATGACTGCCTCACAACAAGAGGGGTTATAACAACGATGTATTACAGATGTAAGGAGAATGCCAATGAGTAACATAAAAAGAATTATTAAGCTGAACAGAAACAGACAGAGAGCGTTAAAAGAAAGAAACTTTGGAAAGTTCGCAAGATTCAGTTGCAAGCTACACGCAATTGAAGCCTATGACAAAGTACCAGTTGGAAGTTATGTATTTAAGTAAGGAGAAAAAAGATGGAAAATGCAGTTAATAACAATAATATCACATTAATAGGAGTAGTCGAGAAAGAAGCAGAATACTCACATGAAGTATTTGGTGAGGGATACTACATATTTATGCTCAAGTGTTTAAGAACAAGTGGCAACGAAGATGTGTTACCAGTGATAATATCAGATAGACTTACTGATATTAGAGAAATCAAAGTAGGACAGGCTGTCGCGGTTTTAGGACAGATAAGAAGCTTCAATAAGCATACTGACAATATGAAGAGCAAGCTGATTCTAACAGTTTTCGCAAGAGAATTTGAAGCGCTGACACAGGATTCAGAAGAATTACCATTTGAAGATAATACCAATATGGTTACACTTGACGCTTATATCTGTAAGCCGCCTATATACAGATGTACTCCAAAGGGCAGAGAGATTGCAGATATTTTAGTAGCAGTAAACAGACCATATGGCAAGTCAGATTACATACCATGTATAGCATGGGGAAGGAATGCAAGATTTGTAGGTGGACTTGAAACAGGGGAACATATCCAGATTCAGGGTAGATTCCAGAGCAGGGAATACGCTAAGAAGATAAGCGACAATGAAGTTGAAACAAGAACTGCTTATGAAGTATCGGTAAGCAAGATTGATTATGCAGAGGAGGGCGAAGCTGATGTGTAGTGATATTACAGTTAGAGAGTTAGCAGGTATGACTCTTGATGAAGATGTGGTATGCCAGATATGGACGCCGCAACACGGAACAGTATTTAGCGGTTCGTTTGAAGAAGCTAAGTATTCAGCCTATGCGGATAGGGAAATTGATAATTTCCAAGTTGAAGATGGTGTATTTGTTATGAATATTTAATAAGGAAAGGGTATTGTTTATGAAAACATTTTTAAAAAAAGCGGTTTTAGAAAACTTTATGTGTTACGCACACGCAGAATTTGATTTTTACAGCATAACCAAGATTATAGCCGAGAATGGTGTAGGCAAATCAACAATAGCCACAGCGTATTTGTGGTGCTTGTTTAACTGTGATTATGAGTTAAAGGATAACCCGGTTGTCAGAAGAGAAGTTGACGGAGTATCAGTTGATGATATGGACGTATCAGTTGAACTTACACTTGATGTTGACGGAAAAGAAGTCACTATGAAGAAAGTGCAGAAGAGAACTTATAGCAAGGATGGCAGCAGTTACAAGGATGATAACAAGTATTTCATTAATGATGTTCCTAAGACATTAAAGGACTTCAACGCATATCTTGATGTAGATATGAATGTATTTAAGATGTGCAGTAACATTAACGCATTTCTTAATCAGAAGCCTGCTGAAATGAGAGAATACTTATTTAGTCTTGTTGAGAATGTGACAGACCTTGATATAGCACGTTCTAAGGCTGAATTAGCAGAGTTAGCACCACTGTTAGAGAAATACACAACGGAAGAACTAACTGCTATGAACAAGGCTACAAAGACTAAAATTACTAAAGATTTACCTATTCTTGATGGACAGATTAAGGAAAAAGAAAGAGATATTCAGATTAAGCAGGGCATTAATACATCTGACCTTGAATTGCAGAAGAACAGCATTAAAGAACAGATTGCTGATTGCGTGGCAAAACAGACTGATAACGACAAGCTGTTAGCTGAATATGACAAGGCTAGTGCCGATATCCTTGACTTGAAGTTTAAGCAGGGAGATTTATCACGCAAGGCTAACGAGGAGAATATCAAGGCTAGGAGAGAAGCAGAAATAAGAATAGAAAATCTCAATGGCGTTATTGAGAACTGTAAGAAAGATATTAAAACAGCAGAAAATGTTATTGCTTTTAACAATGGAATGGTTACAGGATTGCAAGCAAAACTTGAAGCAATAAGGGTAGAATGGAGCACAGAGAAACAGCGAGAATTTGACGAGAACAGCCTTATTTGTCCTTATTGCAGACAGGAATATTCGGAGGATAAGAAAGAGGAATTAAGGGTTGATTTTAAGACGCACAAAGAAGCTGAACTTAATCGCATTACTGACAAGGGAAATGCAACCAAGGAAGAGCTTGATATTACTAAAGATAAACTTGCAGAAGATGTAAAGAAATCAACCGAATACCGGGAACATTTAGACACATATTCTCACGATATGTTTATTCTTGAAAAGCAGTTATCCGAACTCCCGCAGGAAATTGATGTGACGGCCACAGAAGAATACAAGGCGCTTGAACAGCAGATTGCTGAAAAAGAAGAAGCTATGCACAAGGCTAATGACATATCGGCAGTCAAGGCTGAATTAAAGGCGCAGGAAACAGCCTTAAGGCAGCAGTTAGCAGAATGTGAAAGCCAGATTGCAAAGTCTGATACGGCAGCAGATGAACAGCGGCTTGAAGAATTAAGGGTAGAACAGCGTACACAGGAACAGAATAAGACCAATGCTGAAAAAATCCTTGATTTGCTTGATGAACTGGATAAGGCGAAGAATGAAACATTGTCTGACAGCATTAACAGTCATTTCTCACTTGTTAAGTGGAAGCTGTTTGAACTGAACAAGTCTGGCGGTTACAAGTCGGTTTGCATACCTACAGTTAATGGAAAGTCAATTCTTACAACTATGAGTAACAAGGGCAACAGAATTTTAGGCAGGGTTGATATTTGTAATTCTATTCAGAAGATTAGCGATATGTCAGTGCCTATTATCTTAGATGATAGTGAGAGTCTTGACAACACTAATCAAAAGAAGGTTGCTGATATGGTTGATAGTCAGTTGATTATGCTGATTGTCAATGATAGCGAGAAATTAGAGATTGTGGAGGGATAATATGCAATGTGAAGACGCATATGTACTTACAGTAAACGACGAAGAAGCGGAAGTTATCAAGCAGTTTGTATCGGCAATGGAGAGAGTTTCTATTGGCATAGATAATGATGATGTCTGGGATATCATGGAAACTATCACAAACAAACGGACTCCTGGTAATGTAGCAGGCATAAAAATTATATATGAAGAAAGCGAGGAATAATTATGGCAGAGAATACGGCAGTTGCGGAAAAGAAAGCGTTTACCACCTCTTTAAGTGAGTGGAGCAATACAATGACAGGGCTTATCATCAATGATTATAAGGCTGTTGGAATGGATATGGACGATTACGCAAAAGAGTGTGCTATGGAAGCTATGACAAGCATATTTAATCTTGTTAAGAGCAATCCTAAGGTTAATATGTGTAGCCTTGATACAAGCAATTTGAGAGGCATTGTTAAGCGTTGTGCAAGTCTTAAGTTAAATGCTAGTGCATATCCGAGAGAATGTTACTTCCAGTTGCGGAATGTGAACATCGGGAAAGATGCCGACGGAAAAGAAATTTGGCAGCAGCAAGTTGAAATGGGCATTGAAGGAAGCGGCTATGATTCTTTGCTTGTCAACTATGGAAAAGATGTTAAACAGGTATATCCATATTGGGTAATTAAAGAGGGTGACAAGTACATACCACCTAAGCATAAAGGACTTACAGTTACAGAGCCGGAGTGGGAAGAAAACGGATTATCTGATAAGGCAGTAAGGGTTGTATATCCTGTTAAGCTGTTAGACGGCACAGTAACATATCTTTCTGCTGATAGAGACAGTGTTAAGGTAAACCTCTTATCTCACGTAAAGCAGAATATGTTGAATGCTACATTTGGAATTATTACAGGTACTAAAAAACAGTATGGAAAAGAAGTTGCAAGAACTAGATATGATGCAACACCGGAAGAAAAGGCAAAAATTAAAGAGAAAAAGGAAGAAGTTCTCAATGCCTTAAGAGCGTGCAAGACAGTAGATGAAATGCTCGAATGTGAGCTTGCAAGACCTTTTATAAGCGGTGCTTGGCTTGATACTCCGGAGAGCATGATACAGAGAAAAATGTGTAACAATGCGACAAGGAAATACCCTAAGAACTATGACCCAATGGCACGACAGGCACAGGTTGAAATGGACGAGGTGTATCAAGTTGCACAGGCTGAAATTGCCGAAAATGCTAATACTGTTGAGTTTATAGAAGATAAGGCTGATGTAGTTGACACCGCAGCCACAGAAGTAACCGAAGAACAGGCAGAAGATAGCACACTTCCACCATTTATGCAGGAGTAGTCTATGAATAATCCATGTAGAAAATGTGATTTTTGCTTTGTTTATAAAAATCAACACTATCCTTCATATAACGAGGCTTGTAGATTATGTGATAAGCGTAAGAAGTATGAGAAATACAAGCTAAGCAAGCGAATGTTTGTAGCAGGAGATGTGATTACTACTCTTGATGAATTATTAGAACAGGAATGGGTTATATGGCAAGGAATGACAAAGCATATAGAAGTTATAAAACATCTTCAATTTAAATGTGTTGTAGGATTGATTGATGGTGGATATTTAAGAAAAGCTGTTAGAAAGGAGCTCTATGAGAGTAATTAGTCAGAATGGCAATGTTGATTTGCCTTATGAGAAATTTGTGCTTGGAATAACAAAAGATAACAAAATTGCTTGTTGCAGAGAATGCGTAGCACCGCCATATGAAATCTATAATGGAATTATTGCAGAGTATTCAAGCAAAGAAAAGGCTTTAAAAGCTATGGAAATGTTGAGAGAGCAGCACGAAAAGGTCGCTTTTCTTAAAACCATAATAAATACTGAAAAAGGCACTTCATTCGCAAGCCGTTTGTCGATAACTGAATTTGATGAGATGACACGGAATTATTTTCAGTTCCCACAGGATGATGAAATCGAGGTGTGAGTATGTCGGTTGAAAAAATCTGTAAATGTGATAGATGTGGAAAGCCTTTTGAGTACAGTTTGTCTAAATGGGCTGGATATTTTAAATATGGTATCAAAAAAGAAAATCGACTGCGCTTTCATTCAATGTTTTATGGCAATCCAGATGGCTATTCATATGTAGATTATAGATACGACCTTTGTGCTGATTGTACAGAAAAATTATTATCGTTTTTGCGAAGTAGCGAGTAAAGGAGAAGAATATGCGATTGCATTGTATAGCCACAGGAAGTACAGGAAATTGCTACACCTTAACTTCCGACAGTGGAGAAACGCTTATCCTTGATTGTGGAATCGGAATTAAGGAGATTAAGAAAGGCTTAAATTGGAATATAAGGGGGATAAAGGGTGTGATTATAAGTCACACCCACCTCTAGACCATTCAAAGTCATTAAAAGAATTTAAGGCTATGGGAATACCTGCATTTACACCATATACAAATCCTAACAAGTATCGTGATGCAATGAAATATGGTGGATTTATGATACAGGCATTTGCACTAACAACGATAGATAATCGTTGGACACACACTAACGTAGACGGAGTGGAATGCCCTTGTTACGGATTTTTGATAGCACATAAGGAAATGGGTAAGTTACTTTACATAACCGACACAGAGCTGATTAAGTGGCGTTTCAAAGACATAAACCACATTCTCTTAGGTGTGAATTATGACAAGGATTTAGTTGATACCGACAATCCGAAAGCTAATCACGTTTTTAGAGGTCACTTATCCATTGATACCGCTTGCGATTTTGTCAAGGCTAACGATTCAGACAGCTTGCAGAATATCATAATGTGTCATTTATCGAATGAAAATGCTGATAAGGATAGTTTTATCGAGAAAATGAAAAATGCTGTAAATAGGGCGAATGTGGACGTTGCAGAACAGGGTAAGAGTTGGATTTTAAGGAAAGGAGATGAATGTCCGTTTTGATTAGTTGGGATATAGTTACAAAGTTAATGAATTGTTTTCCTAATAGCGTTATAAATCATAACGCAGAGTTTATAGCACATATTAAAAGCAATACATATTTTGGATTAAAAGATTGTGAAAATGAAACAGATGTAAAGTGTAAAGTTTTAGAATGGTTATCAAGACCTGCATACAAGACGGAACCATATAACACCAAACGGAGCAATGATGAATTTCGCAGATTTATGCTTGACGGTGTAAATCAGTTTTTGGAAACCGATTTTACCGAGAAAGATATGGAACGGATTTATACATATCTTGGAAACAGATGTAATCATTCTAAAACATTGGAATTTATTGCAAGTGGGTATGATATGTCTGTTTTGAAAGATTGAAAAATTCTAGTGAGTGTCCGTTTTAGAAAGGAGCAGTAATGGAGAGATTAACGAAGACATATAGTGATGGAAGCTTTGGAGTTGCTGACAATCTTCCTTGTGGTGAAAATTCTTATACCTTTAAGAATTTGCTTATCAGGAAATTGGGAGAATATGAGGACTTAGAAGAGCAGGGCAGACTTATCAAGTTGCCTTACAAAATTGGAGATACAGTTTATGAAATAACAGGAGCAACAACTCGGGGTTATGATTGGAAATATCTAACCTACGAAAAAGCATACGTGCATGGTACTGTATTCAACTTAGATAGACTTTACGATATAGGCAAAACAGTATTCCTCACAAAATCCGAAGCCGAAGCAAAACTGAAAGAATTGAGAGGTAAAAATGAATAAACGAAAAGCAATACCTAAAAAAGTGAGACAATCTGTATATCTCATGTATAACGGACATTGCGCTTACTGTGGTACAGAAATAGCTTACAAAGATATGCAGGTAGACCATGCAACACCGCTTAGGATAGGTGGAGCAGACGACATTTCAAATTACATGCCAGCTTGTAGGAGCTGCAACCACTATAAAGCCACTTTAGATGTCGAGGGATTTCGAAGGTATCTTTCAGAAATACATAAAAGGCTTATGCGTGACAGCATACCTTATCAAGTGGCGGAGCGGTTTGGAATCGTTAAGTATGTGTCTGACGATGTAAAATTCTATTTCGAAGAATTGAGAGGTGGAGAATGAAAGTATTCAAATGGGAAGATTACTATGATACAGAACGTTGTCCTCATTGTGGCAGACTAAGGCTTATGATAGCCCGTACAGAATATGGAACTAAAAGAGTTTGCGAAAAGTGCGGATGGTGCGTTGAGGATAATAACTACTTTGTGGAAGATGAAACAATCGAGGAAGAGAGGTAAGGAAATGGGTAATAACTGTAATTGTAAACACAATCACAACTCTAATTCAGATGAGCCTTGTTGCGGATGTGATAGTAGAAACACCAATGCCGACAGAATAAGAAATATGTCGGATAAAGAGTTGGCAAGTGTACTATTTAGTGGTTGCATTGATTCTATGGATTTAGAAGAGTGCCCTTATGCTAGTGAAGGTGAACTCGATAACAATAAAATTAGAAAAATATGTAAAAAATGCACACTTGATTGGCTTCGGTCAGAAGCGGAATAGGAGAGAATATGGACAGATATTTGTACAAGGCAAAAAGGCTTGATAATGGAGAATGGGTACAAGGATATTATGTAAAAGGTTTAAATATGTATGACAAAGAAGCTTATCTAATATTTGAACCCACCACAATATTTTATTCTAGTGGAGAGACAGACGGATGGAGTGAAGTAGACCCATCCACAATCTGTCAATGCACAGGTTTGAAAGACAAGAACGGCAAGCTGATTTGGGAGAATGATATTCTCCATAATGGAAATTATTTTGTTGTTAAATGGAATGAATCTTGTTCAAGATTTGATATTGTATTAAATAAGTTTCACAATATTCCAATAGGAAAATGGGAGCCAATGATTTGTGATTGGAAAACCAATGATTTTAAAGAATATAGAAAAGCTGTTGACTATGAGGTTATCGGCAATGTGTTTGACAATCCAGAGTTGTTAGAAAGTGAGAAAAAGTAATGAACTATATTTTATTAATTTTATTATTTGTACTCATTGAGTTAGGTATCTCTTTGGTAGAAAGCTTTGTTATATCATGGATAGCTTGTATATTAGGTATTAACATAGCATTTAAGATAATTTTATTTGTGGTATTTATTGCAAATTTGTTTTTGGCTGTAAAAGGAAAGTAAGGAGGAAAAGAAATGAATCGTGTAATTTTATGTGGAAGATTGACAAGAGATCCAGAGGTTAGATATTCGCAGACAGCAAATGGGAGCATGGCGGTAGCAAGATATACATTAGCTGTTGACAGAACTTTTAAGAAAGAGGGCGAACAGGCAGCAGACTTTATTAATTGCATTACGTTTGGCAAGAATGGAGAGTTTGCGGAGAAGTATCTTCATCAGGGCACTAAGATTATCGTTGAGGGCAGATGGCAGACAGGCAACTATACCAACAAGGACGAGCAGAAAGTTTACACAAATGATTGCGTTGTTGAAAGACACGAGTTCTGCGAAAGCCGTACTAATCAGCAGAGTGGCAACAATGGGATTATGGGCGGTAACAGCAGTGATGATGGCTTTATGGCTATTCCAGATGGGGTAGCGGATGAGGGATTACCATTTAATTAAGAGGTGTGAGTATGACAGAGAATGAAGCAATTAAAGAATTTCAGCAGAATATTGATATGCCATTTGGAAGTAACATATCAAGAGAAGCGTCTGAACTTGCAATACAGGCACTTGAAACAATCAAGAAGTTATCTGACCGCAAAATGATAACAGAAGTCCTTGAAAACTATATGCAGTTTGAAGATGAATGTTTTAAGAAAGGCTTTACATTTAAGAGTGTGATTGAAGCTAGAGAAAAGCAGATAGCTAAGAAACCTATTTTAAAAAATGGAGAAAGCGGGAGTTTTGTTGATTATGAGGATGGACACGGAGAATACAAAGTAACAAAATGGCAAGATTGGGTATGCCCTATTTGCGGTTGGTTTGTAGGACAGAGATATAATTGGTCTCAAAACCATCCACACGACCAAAGGAAATGTAATTACTGTAATGAGTGTGGTCAAAAAATTGATTGGAGTGATAAAGAATGAGATTGATTGATGCAGATAAATTGAACTTTCATTGCAATTATGATAGTGATTGTTCGGGAGATATATCACATTGCAAAGAATGTGATAATTATGTATTAGATTATAGAGATATACAAGAACAACCAACATTCTTTAATATGAAAGCTAAACCTATTGATAATTTTGTGAATCCTTTTGAAATAAAGGCAGGTGGTAATTCTTGAGTTATCAGAACATAGCAAGAGCCAAGGCAATAGAACAGGAAAATAAAAAGCGACTATTGAAGCTGAATCCAAAGTTGAATGACAGGAGTGGGATATACTTCCTACTCCGAGAAGATGAAAACGGCTTTAAGTTTGCTTATGTCGGACAGGCGATACATACACTTAGTAGATTGGCAAGCCACCTTGTAGGCTATGAACAGCACATAGATTTGAGTCTACGCAAACATAAGCTATATTCAGAGGATAATCCTTATGGCTGGCGAGTTGAATTTCTGAATTTTCCCGAAAGTCAGCTTGACGAAAAGGAAAAGTATTACATCAAGCTGTATGCCGATAATGGTTATCAGCTTAGAAATGTTAGCATTGGTGGACAGGGTGGAAATCGTGATAGTGGCTCAATAGGCGAGAGAAAAGCACCTAAAGGCTATTTACAAGGCATACAACAGGGCAGAAAGAACCTTGCAAGGGAATTATCTAATATAGCAGAAAAGCACCTTAAAATCGAAATCAGAGCGGATAAGGCTAACAATAAGGTATCGCAGAAGCAGTATGAGAAGTTTATGGATTTATTGAAAGTGGGTGAGAGCGAATGACGAGTGTAGAAGAATATTTATCTAAAGCGAATGATGAGTATAAAAAGGGCGAAGAATATAAAGAACTTGCCAATAAACACTTTAGTAATTATGCAGAACTCATGGCAATATACAGAATAGAAAGTGTGAACAGAGTTCTTGACTTTATAAGAGATGAATATAGGGTAGGAAGAATTTGCGACCTTGAAGTATTATTATGCCATTGCCAAAACAAGCTGAATGGAAATATTGACAGAACAGAATTAGACCTTGATGAGCATTTCAGAGGTGTTCCTTTTAAGAAAGTGGGTGGCAATGATGAAGATTGAAACTATTGATATTGAAGTTCAGGATTATGTCAAGAAGCTCGTGAACGTAGTCACTAAGACAATGGTTGATTCATTTGAAAATCTCACTATCGAAGATGTAAATATGTTTAAGTTGGGCTACAACAAGGCTATTGATGATTGCGTTGAAGAACTTAAAAAGCGAAGACATACACGCTATATGAAAGTAAATTGTGATGATTTAGAACTTAAAATGCTGGCAAAAAAGCTGAAAGGAACGAAGTAGAATGAAGATTTTAAGTAAGAAGAAATACAATAAACTCATTGATGATTTTGAGAAACTACAGGAAAAGGTAGAAGAACTCAAAAGAATAAATGAAAGCCTTGGGAAAAAGCTAGAAGATAAAAAGACAAGTTGCAAAATGAATAGTGGAAGTGACTTCTGCTTTAATTGTGCAAACTCTTACAGATACAAGACATATTGGGGAGTAACAGAAGTTGAGCGGTGCGGTTGCTTACTTGATGTCACTTGTGAGAGCTTTGAGAGAAAGGGAGTTGGAGAATGAATGATTGCAATGGCTGTAGATACGAAAACAGCACAGATATAGAGGTGCATTTAGAATTTTGTACAAATTGCAAAAGGGCTTATTCTAACGAAGAAGATAGAGAATTTCACGAAGATAAGTACGAAACTGTAGATTAAAAATCTAAGAAAGGAATAGGTTGTCGCGACATAAAACCGAGGTTTCCTTTTGGCGATGGAATGACACAGGACGGACAACTTGAATTAACCGACTTTTTGAGCAAGAAGATTGAAAGTAAATCCGTTATGGATTTGACAGCTTGGATAAACAGTCAAGGCAAGGCACAGTATTCACAGATTGGTGAGGTTATAGAAGAAGTTTACAATCGTGAAAAAGATAGTGGAGAACTTGTTGAAAGGCTCACAAATGCCGTATCAATATATGTTCTTAATCAATCTATGGGATATATGAATTATTTGCGAAAGGAAAGTGAGTAATGACAGACGATACAAAACAGGAAATACAAATAGTCCTTGACTTGCTAAAAGGTAGCCTTACAAGAAATGGTGTAAGTATGGCAACGGACAGAGAGGGCAACTTGATGTTCTTTGATACATCTGTCTATGTCAGGAGCAAAGGCAAGGAGCTTGACGGATTTAGGGTTAATATTAACGATTTAGTGAAGTAACAATGTGACAGAACTTGAAGAGGTAATTATGACAGGCAATTTTATTAAAATTGACAGAAAGATTTTAAAGTGGGAATGGTGGAGCGATATTAATACATTCAGACTTTTTATGTATATGTTGATAAGTGCCTATTGGAAAGACGGAAATTATAAAGGCAAGATAATTGAAAGAGGGTCTTTCCCCTCTTCAATATCTGAATTATCAAAAGAAACTAATTTGTCTGTAATGGAAATTCGCACCTCGCTAAAACACTTACAATTAACAGGCGAAATAACAAGCAAAGCAACAAACAAATTCACGATATTTACTGTGGTTAACTACAATTTGTATCAAACGGATAACAAGCAAGACAACAAACAAATAACAAGCAACTTAACAAACAATCAACAAACAGATAACATTCTATTAACAAACTCTATATTAAAAGAAAGTAAGAATGAAAGAACGGAAGAAATTAAAAAAGACAAGAATATAGAAAAAGATATTGATAAATCAATATCCAAAAAGAAAAGCTATTATCCCAATGATGAATTGCTTGATGAAGCATTTAACGAATATGTGACAATGCGCAAGAGAATTAAGAAGCCTCTATGCACCGACAAGGCATTTCATAGGGCTATGAATACTCTTGAAAAGCTATCAGGCGGAGACAATGATTTGGCAGTTAAAATTCTTAATCAATCCGTAGACCATTGTTGGCAAGGACTGTTTGAGTTAAAAAGCGACAGTAAGCAAGATAGGCAGGGATTTGGCAATGGCATTGATTGGAGTAAAGTGTAAAGGAGCGTGATAACGATTGACAAGAGAAGAAACGGTTGAAATAATTCATATCATTTGTGATTGCTACCCGAATTTCAAACCTGAAGACTTATCAAGGACAATTGATGCGTGGCAAGTGATGTTAGAAGAATATAGTTGCGAGCAAGTGGCTGCTGCTTTAAAAGCATATATTACATCTAATACAAGCGGATTCGCACCAAGCGTGGGAGAAATCGTTGCTAAAATACAACTTGTATCACAGCCACAAGAACTTGACGGAATGACGGCGTGGGGATTGGTTAGTAAAGCTTTGAGAAATGGTACTTATGGGGCAGTTGAAGAATTTAATAAACTACCGCCGTTAGTTAGACAGGCAGTTGGTATTCCTGATAACCTCAAAAACTGGGCGACATCAGACTATCAGACAATAGAAACAGTAATACAATCAAATTTTCTAAGAACCTATGAAACAATTGTTAAGCGTGCAAATGAAATAAATCGTATGCCAGACAATATCAAATCACTTATCGAAAAGACGAATGCAGATTCGTACAAGGCTCAAATCGAGCAAAAATTCCAAAGAGATATAAATACACTACCAACTAAAGAAAATGCCCTTATCGGTCAAAATATAAACGCAGAAAGTTATTGTGAAATACCTCAAGATATTCAAGACAAAATAAACGCCATGAGGTAAAAATTATGAAACCCAAAAATTGTATTTATCCAGATTGTTTTAATTGTATGTTGGAAGATTGCATATATAACGAACTTGAGCAGATAGATACAGCTCAACAAGACAAATTTGATAAAGATATTGCTTTTGAAAATAAGTTGGAACACTTAGAGCCTAAACAGAGAGCAAAAGCTATATACGACAGAAAGTACGAACAGACAGAAAAAGGCAAAGAAAGACGCAGGCGATACAATCGGTCAGAAGCGCATAGAGTTAGTCAGAAGAAATATTTTCAGACAGAAAAAGGCAAAGCTACGCAGAAAAGATATAAACAATCTTATAAGGGCAAGGCTGCGCAAAATAAAATAAACGCTAAGAGAGTTGAAACAGGTAAAAACGCTATCTACTGTAGAAGATACCGAGAGAAAAAGAAAAGAGAGGCTATGCTAAATGAGTAAGTCAGAACAACGAAGATTTCAAGAACAAATGATGAGAGTTCAGTTAAATAGGCAAAAGAACAAAGAAAATAAAGAAATGTTTGGTAATGCCTTGATAATTCTGCTATGGGTGCTACATGACAAGTTCGGATTCGGTAATAAGCGATTGGAGCGGCTTATTGACGAAATCAATAAATTTAATGAAGATTTCAATGCAGGACTTATAGACCCGAAAGAGCTTATTGAACAGCTGGAAGAAGAAACAAAAATAAAAATTAAATATTAAGGAGTATGGCTTTATGAAATTTTCAGATTTTACAAAGCCAGAACTTGAAAAGATTATTGAAAATGCCAATTTTACCGAGGAAGAAGAGAGAATATTCAAACTTCTTTCTCGGAATTTTACACAAAAAGAGATAGTTGCACGATTATGCGTATCACAAAGAACTCTTGAAAGGAGAATAAGGAACATTAAAAATAAAATTGAAAGGGTGTGCTGTGATTGGAATTAACAGACAAAGAGTTGTTGAATTATGTACTAGAGAATGGTATTATTTCTCGTGACGATGTTCAAAAACAAATTGAAATGAACGAAAGGAAAAAATATTTAAAAGCACACAATAATGAAATCTGGCAAGGAAAGGATAAGAAGTGGTATACATACTTGCCAGACGAAAGCACATCAAGCGGCAGAAAGCTGCTAAAGCGTTCAACGCAAGAGTCTCTTGAAGATGGAATTGTGGAACACTACAAGAAACTTGCTAATGAACCTTTAGTTAAGGCTGTATTCAAGGAATGGGTAGACCAAAAACTTGAATATCACGAAATCAAGAAGCAATCATATGATAAGTATAATGATAACTTTGCCAGATTTTTCACTAATGAAGCATATCACATGGCAGATAAGAAAATCAAGTACATTACAGAAGATGACTTAGAATGCTTTATTAAGACTGTTATTGCCGAATGTAAGCTTACACATAAGGCATATTCTGATATGCGAATCCTTATTAATGGCATTTTTAAATATGCCAAGAAAAAGGGGTATACTAATCTAAGTATCACACAATTTATGGGAGACTTGGATTTATCACGCAGAGCTTTTACTAAAAATGTGAAAAAGAAAGAGGACCAGGTGTATTTCGAGGATGAAATTCCAAGAATCACAGAATACCTATGGCAACGATATGATATAAGGAGCCTGGGATTATTACTTATGTTTGAGTGTGGAATGAGAGCTGGCGAGTTATCATCACTTAAGTTTTCTGATATTCACAACACTGTACTGAAAGATGGAACTATTAAGCATTATATTTCTATACAAAGAACAGAAATTAAGGTCAGAGATGAAAATGGGAAATGGGCTAAGATAGTAAGCGACTATCCTAAATCTGACGCAGGATTAAGAGATATAATTATTCCAGATAAAGCTGTAAATACTGTTAAGGCAATTCGCAGATTAAATCCTTTTGGAACTTATATGTTTGAAGAAAAGGGAGAGCGTATAAAGGAACAAGCATTTAACAGAAAGTTGCATAAGATATGCAAGGCACTAGACATTAATTATCGTTCCACGCACAAAGTCCGCCGGGCATACAGTGTTGCATTGTATGATAATTGCGTGAGTGACACTGTTATAACAGAAATGATGGGGCATACAAGCATTGAGACAACAAGAAAATATTACATTTACAGTAATAAGACTGATAGAACTAAGATTGAGCAAGTTAATAATGCTATCAATTATTAGGATTTTGATTACAAAGTAATCAAAGTAATCAAGGCACAAAGCCAGAAGCCCAGTAATAGAGCGGAATAAGGAAGTAGTCAATGCAGTTCGATTCTCTCATCCCCTGCT